ATTTTAACAAATCGGTTAAAATTGTCAATACATATTTTATAATTTTAACAGATTTGCCGAATATTCATTTTAAAATTATTCTTATTTTATTATATTTATTTATATAATATTTATTATCTATATTTATATTCTTTGAGGAAATTAACAATCTTTTTTTTTAATCTGTCAAATTAACTTAATTATCCCAAAAATACCTATTTTTTGAATATAATACATATTTGAATCAAAAGTATTTATTAGTAGAGTTGCTGCTTGAGTTGCTGTTTTCTCGGAGCCACAATAGGCACCTATCCAGCCGTCCTACATACTTTCTTAGTGGTGAAGTAGTATCCAATAAAAGTAGACCTGGAGAATTGAGCAAAGCCATGAGTTTCCCCCCAAAGCTTTTCTGTATATTGTAAATAAGACCTCTAAAGTGCGGTATGAGCAATAACAAATTCCTCTTATACAAGGTAGAAAGCAATTTAATCTGATTATTTAGATATCTATTTAAAAAATGATCATCTTGCTCGGCTACAGTATCCAAAAAGAGGCAGTAGATACCAACTCTCTCAAAAGTATTTGCCCAAGCATTTATTAGTAGTGTTGAGTTGCTACTTGAATTGTTTTATTGTAAATAAGGCCCCAAGTGGTATGAGCAGTACAAATTAGCAACCCCGGGGTTTTCTCTTTTTTTTTATTTTTTATTTTTTATTATATATAGCAATAATAAATAATAAATATGATTACTATTTTACTAATTATTTTATTAATAATTATTGCTATATTAATTGTAATTAATATTTGTTTTAACTCTATAATAATAGACAATATCAATGATAATATATTTGATTTAAAAAATAATAATATCAAAGGTGGAATGATAATAGATGCAGATGCAGACATATATGATACCCATGGGGAGAGTAGTGATTTTGTTCCACATATTAATCCTAATCGTATATATACAAGCGACTATGTAAATGGATTTTTTAATGGTACACAATTACTAATTGCTCCACATATTACGCGCATTGGAGATGGTGCATTTGCCTTACCAGAGTCAAGATATATACATACTTCAGTTCCTAGTATAAATTCTATTAAATTTGTAGATAGGGAAAATAATCAACCAGAATTAAATATTGGAAATAGTGCATTTGAGAATAATAATATACAGGGTGAATTAATAATACCTTCATTTATTAGAAATATAGAATATGAAGCATTTAAAAATAATGATAGATTAACAGATATTATTTGTATAGATGGATATAAAAAAGATGAAGATGAAGATGAAGATGAAGATGAAGATGAAGATGATGTATTAACAATTGGTGATAATGCATTTGAAGGTTGTGATATAAAATTGGCAATATTGCCACAGCAATTTGGTAATGGTGAAGAATTGCGCAGAATTGGTATTGATGTATCAAATATAGAGAAAGTCATATTGTGGGGTAGTGAGGAATATAATAACCATCCAATAATAAAAATCGAAACATTTAAAAGACGCGGAAACTTTGCAGCATTTGCCTCTGGGCTTAATCGTATACCAAAAGATGAAATGGGGTTAATGGAAGGAGATATTCAATCCGCAATAATAAGACAACAAAACAAAATCGCCGCTTTTTTATAAAATTAACTAAAATTGTCCGGAAATTCAATTAAATCTACACATTGCTGAAAATTACCATTATTATCTCTATGGATAAAAAGATGATCTAATGTATGTAAATAGTTAAAGTTAATAGAATCTAATTTTTTTATTGTTTTACTAAGTACAAATGAATGGATGTGCATACTTGCTGATTTTTTAAATTCCTCTGGAAGGTTATAATAATAGCTATCAGTTAACTCAAAATCAAAATATTTAACAAGTAAATATAATATATTATTCATATGTGCTGCCCCTGTATATAAAATACCATTTGTTATATAATTTTTGTCGAGAAATCTTCTTATAAAAAATAAATCAGTAATTATGATAAATATAGTTAAGCATAAATTTTTTATATTATGAAATTGAATAATAATATTATTAGATATTTTTAAAAGATCAGTTTTTTCTATAAAGGTTTTGCGAATCTTATTAATAAAAATATTAATATCTTTATTCATTTTTTCTGAATCATGTATTATTTTATCTAAATTTTTAATAAAATAATTTTCATATATGCTATGTACAATTTTTTGAATATTTGGACATTTATATACATTTAATAATTTATATAAATAACTATTTAATGATTTATCTTTTTTTGCTTTTACAAAATATTTTTTTATATTAATTATATTTAAAATTAATTGTTCTGTTCTTTTTAATAAATCAAATAATTGATGCAATTCAATATCATAATCTATTCTTATATCATAATAATAAAAAATATCATCATGGTTAGGGATAGAATTTCGAATATCCGAAAAGTGAAATCTAAAATTTTTAATTTTTTTTGAAATATTTGGTTCATCAGAATTTATTTCAATTTTTGACTGAAATAATTTTCTAATTTGCATAATATATTTATATCTAAAAGTTTGAATATATAATTTATTATTATCTTTTATATTAAGCTCATCATTATGCATCTCACAAAATAGATCAAATGTAGCCTTATGGTCTAATTTTAAAAATTTAAGTAAAAATTTATCAATATCAATTGATTCGTAATCATCCGATATAGGGCATTCTAATTGCACATTGGGATCTAAGTGTATATCCCCAAATATATATAATACTTTATTAGTTTTTGAATTATATAATCTAATTACATTATTTGGCCCATTTATTAAATACTTTTTTGTTAAAATATTTGACTCTTCTACTGCACTACTGAGTGTTCTCGCTACTGTATTTCTCGCTATTGTATTTCTATTTGTGGCAGTAGCATTTCTTGTGGCAGTAGCATTTCTTGTGGCAGTAGCATTTCTTGTGGCAGTAGCATTTCTTGTGGCAGTAGCATTTCTTGTGGCAGTAGCATTTCTTGTGGCAGTAGCATTTCTTGTGGTAGTAGCATTTCTTGTGGTAGTAGTCTGCACTAGTTTATTTTTTATAATTATTTGCTTTTTATCTCCAATTAATGCCTTATTTTTTAATTTTGGCATTTTAATATTTGTTTTTATATATAAAAAAAAATATAATTAATAAAATTATTATATTTATCATATGCTATTACTAATAAATATATCTATCTTTATTGACTATTGTCATAAATGCATTAATTGGGGTTGCGGCACCAGGTGGTTTTATAGTATGTATCACAAATAACGGTTCTGTCAGAATTAACACCTATACAAACTCCTGTTTTGGTCTTAACACCAGTACCATTTGTTATTGTACAGGCGCATCCTTCATTTACTCTATTACAATCACCATCTTTTACTATAAATCTATTTTTATTTCCATTATTATTTGTATTATAATAATAACACACTATAAAAATTAAAATTATTACTACAATAAGAATAATTATAGAAATTATTAAAGATGCTATACTCATTTCATCTGCCATTTTTTAAAAAAGTTTTTATATATAAAAAAATTATATATAAAAAAAATATATATATAAAAAATTATTACCACCATCGCTTTTCTAATTTTTCTATTTTTTTTGTTAAATTTTGAATTTCATTTCTATATAGATTTATTTCATTTCTATAAATATCCATTTCAAGTTTATGATTTATATGAATTTCATTTATTTCAACTCTATATTTATTATGCAATTCATTTATTTCAACTTTATGTTTATAATCATTTAATTCCATTATTTTATTAATATTGAATTGATGATATGCCCCAAATGCAATGGCGCCTACTGCACCTTGTATAATATTTTTAGTGGCATTAAAATCTACTATAGGTCTACACATTTTTTAACAAAAAAAAAATGAATTATATTTAATGAATTATATTTAATAAATTATATTTAAAATGTGTAGACCTATAGTTGCAGCCTAACAGCTTCTCCATTAATCTTAATGCTAAATAAACCATCTCTAGTATGTCCTCTATGGATCCAGAATCCAATCATAGGGACACTGCCCGAGCTAGTAGACATCAATGGCCTTACTGTGTTAAAGATTGAATATTCAGCTCTAATGGAATGCTGATCTAGAGGCAAATCTGATGGGTAAAATCCTCCAGTTGCTGGTAGCCTATCTGGAAATTTTGCCTTATCCACAATACAGAAATAGTTATCATTCCATTTTACAATAGCAATGATTTTAATTTCATAAGTTTCAGAAGAACATCCTTGAATCCATTCAGCTGATAGTCTTCCAGTATTAGGAATTGTTGTATTAGGCTGCAAGAATATTTGTGCTGTAGCATCATGCAATACATTAAAGTTAAATGCACCGAGCGGCCTAGATTCCAAATCTCTTGTAATCTGTGTAGCATATGCTGGTAATCCACTACATTGGGCCAATTGAATTCTAATATCTGCTGATTCTGGAAGATTTGCAAAATATTCTACAAATGGCTTTGGAGTTAGCCTCTCCGACAATGTAGTTCTTGCTTTTCCAATTAGTGAAGAAATGAGAGACCTACCACCACCAGTAATGCCACAGTTAGCTTCTAAATTATATATCCACAGCCTTTCAACCTCACGAGGAGCATCGGATAAATCGACAATATTAGAACTGGGATTAGATCCATAGTGCTCTCTAAACTTTGAAGTATTTGCACTAATAGATCTAGCTCTACTATCAGAAATTATAGGCTCTCTACTCTGCTCAATAAAATCTTCAGGGCCTATTGTGAATTGCTGATAACAAGTTCCGCCATTAACTGCTGATCCAGCCGCACCATTCCAAGAATATGAATATGTATTACTTACGCCACCAACTGTAATAGTTAGTGTAAATGGAATTGATACTCGGCTATATTTAAATTTATAGCAATTCACTAATACTGTATATCTTCCAAATAATGGAGTTGTACCAACCCTTGAAGAAATGAATTCAACTGGTGTAGTTGTTGGACTTCTAGTGCAGTTAGCATTTGCATCAAAATTGAGCTCAATATCATTTACCAGCATTGTTCTAAAATCAATTATCTTACCATTTGGGAGCCTAAGTCCCAAATCTAAATCATCTAAAGTTTTCCACTCTAATGAAATATATAATTTTCTTCCATTTAATGAAACATTATGATTCAATAATGCTTGTGCAACTTGTGACACTTGATAAGTTGTCGGATTTGATATGGCATCCATCATTGCTGCAATTGCCCGCACATCTCTCGCATTTCCTGAAAAATTAATTAAAGCCTCTCCAGTTTCAAAACCTCTCATAATGGCAACAGTTCCGCAAACTTCCGCACTAGGACCAATAAGTGCAATTAGTCTTAATGTATTTTTTTGATCATTTGTTGCCTCTTCCCAAGATAGGATACCTAACTGCATGCTTGCATTGGCTATATAATCTAGCCATTCCATTGTCTTTGCCCAAAATGTAGGCCTTTGGCACATACCAATTGCTTCAATAAAATAATCAATATCTGGAAGAATTTTAATAAATTTTGCTAGACGAGAATCAATCATAAATTCATTTGTTCGAAAATTGTAAGACATATATTTATTACATAGGATAGCTAATTGGGCAAATGTGAGATCTGTGCGCAGTCCTTCTATCGCAGTAGGAATTGGGACTATATTACTACTAGAATAATAATTTCTACTAGTTACAAATTCCATAAATAATTCAAGGGGGCTTTTTGGTCTCTCTAAAGTTACTCCAGTAGAGCTAAATCTTCCAAATCCTGGGCGACTTCCTCCAGTATATGGGGCACCTCCAATTGTTATTCTATTTTCATCTAAATGATAAATTCTAACAGATAGCTGATGCCACATATTAGTAATTAGCAATTCTTTTAGCTCATTACTGAGTCCATCAAAATAACCACGTCCAAAGCATCTTGCAATCTCAAATTTACAACGCTCTTCATCTTCTGCAGATGGGGGATTTATTCTTGAATAATATGGAGAACTTGCAGATGTACTCGCATTTGCTTGCATAGCATTTGCTCTCATTGCAGATGCAGCATTTGCCTGCATTATATTTACTTGCATAGCATCTGCTCTCATTACGCCTACTGCATCTGCCCGCATTGCAACTGCCACATCTGATTGCATCTCAGCTGCATTGGCGGCAGCATTAGCCGCTCTTATTGTATTTATATTCATCGCTGCATTAGCTGCTGTATTAGCCGCTACATTAGTCGCTGCATTAGCTGCTGCCGCTACATTAGTTGCTACATTTGTCATATCAACTACAGCCATTAATGCATAATTTACTTCATAAGTGGTAATATTCCCTCTGCAATTTGGACAACTATGTAGTTGCCTTATGCAGGATTGGCAAAAGGTATGTCCACAATTTGTATTCATTGCCTTTTTTTCAGAGCTATATTTTTCTAAACATACTGGGCATTCAAGTGGATTATCCATATTCTATATATTCTATGTATTCTATATATTCTATGTATTCTATATGATATATATTCAAATATGATAAAAACTCTCTAGGTCAATTTCTTTTACAATTTCTCCTATATCAGAAATATTTATATCCGCTACTGTATTTAAAAAGTATAATGGCATATGGTATTGGATATAGCACTCAGGAGTTATTAGTAGATGGGGATATATAAAATATTTATTTTTTGGAGGCTGTAAATTAATAATTTTATACCATTCATCATTATGCCATACATATAATGGCATTACATATATTCCCACATTTCCAACATCAAAGTGAAATCTAACAGATTCTATATTTCCTATAAATAATGTCTCTATTCTTTCATTTTTTTTATATAAAATTCCAGTATATTGAATAACTACATTATTACTAATATCAATATCTTTTTTATCTGGTATTTTTAATATTCTTTTATTTGCATTTTCTATAATGCTTATTGTATGCGACATTGTATATTATATACATATATTAAATACATATTTAATTTAATAATATATGTATTATTAGTATATATATTATTTAATTTAATAATATATGTATTATTAGTACAACACAATGAATAAAATTGTTTCTTTTTTGGTTAGTAAGGAGTATAGCAATTCAAAATTAGATGATATTATTTCAAAAAGTGATATATCTATTAATGAATCTATAATTAATTATGGCGTATTAATATATGAATGCGCTAATACATTAGAGGGTGCCAAGTTGCAAGATGCATCCAAGTTATTACATTTAGAAGAAAATATTATTCTTAAAAATGACTGTAAGCGGCTACAGGATCAAATACAAGTATTAAATAATAGTATTTCCGCATTAACTAATGAAAAGCATAATGATATTACATCTTTTATTGAAAGGGGTAAGCAAATAATTAAAGAAGAATATCAAATAATTTCTAATATACAATTAGAGAATAATAAAAAATTAGAAATTGATCTTCAAAAGGCACAGTTACAAATTCAAGAATTAACAAATAAATTAATTTCAAATAATGGTATATCTTCTGATAAAATTGATAGTGGTATTAATCAACTTAATCAAAAATTTACTTCTTATTTTGATAAAATATTTTCAAATAATACCGCAAAGGGTGATTATGGTGAAGATTTTGTACAAAATTATCTTATTGATAAATTTTCAGGCTCTTTAATTATTGACACCCATAAAGAAACCGCTAAAGGTGATATATTATTTGAATTTAATAAACTTAAAATGTTAATTGAAATTAAAAATGTACAAACTGTAAAACCTACAGAGATTGAAAAATTTTATAGAGATATTGAAATGCAAAAAGATAGTATTAATTCAGCATTATTTATTTCTTTAAATGATACTAATATTATGCAAGGGAAGAAAAATATACATTTTGAAATTAAATATAATATACCTATCTTTATGATTACTAATGCATTTAATCAGCCAGAAAATATTAGATTATCCATCATTATAATAGAATATCTTATTAAACATCAATTTATCTTTGATCAAATGGGGGATGTCTCAATTCCTGATAATTCCTCACAGTTGCAATTATTAATTACAGCAATTAATGAAATATATGATTATGTGCAGATGCAAAAAAATACATTAGATTGCGATAATACATTAATTCAAAAACTTCAAGAGAATTTAAAAAAAAGAGAAAATCAAATTATTAATATTGATATTATTATAAATAATATATTTAAACAATATCCACAATTGCATATCTCGAATAAAAAGGAGTCGGAAAAGTCGGAAAATGAAATTCAAAAATCAGCACATATGAAATCCATTATAGATAAAATATTAAAATATTTAACTGAAAATAATATTATTAAATTTAATTATAGCAATATAAATAATAAATTTCTTAAACAGATATCTATATCTGATAATGATATTAGAAATGCTAAGGGCATAAAACAAATACAAAAAGAATTTCAACTTTGTTATAAACTAACTATTTAGTTTTATAAAACTATATATTATTAATTTTATAAAACTAATAATATATTGTTTTATATAGTTTTATAAAATTAATAATATATTGTTTTACAATTTATAAATTAACTATATAAAATGAAAAAAGGTGCATTGTGGGGTATTATAGCAGCCTGTATAATTATATTAATTATTATAATATTTATTATTTTATATATATCTGATAGCGCATTTAGGACATCAATAAATAATGCCATATATCCACCCCCAATAGTTTGTAGCAATACTGAATATAAAATAAAACAGTTAATAAATGGAGTGTGCACAACTGTGACAATATGTCCATATGGTATTACAATATCGGGTAAAAAATGTAACCAATTTCCTTCTACTACAACATCACCCGCTAAATCGCCCACTACAACATCACCCGCTACAACATCACCTGCTACAACATCACCCGCTACATCGTCCGCTACAACATCACCCGCTACAACATCCGCTACAACATCCGCTACATCACCCGCTACAACATCACCCGCTACATCGTCCACTACAACACCACCCGCTGCATCACCACCCGGTACAACACCACCCGCTGCATCACCCGCTACAACACCACCCGCTGCATCACCTACAGGCAATACTTGCCAATATGGTATTGCAGCCAATGGTACTACCTGTAATGTAAATTGTCCAATGGTTACATATTATTCTTATTATTTATATGGTGGAAAAAATACTAGTAATGGAAAATGTACTGAACAGATATGCAATTATGGGATAACAACAGAAAAAAAGAACTGTATAAAACCTTGTGAATATGGTACTACATTACATGGTGGCTGTAATTTATATTGCCCAACATCCACTATGTATTCTCATTATTTATATGGGGGAAAAAATTCAGTTTTTGGAGCATGTACTCTAAAGACCTGCAATTATGGGATAACCACAGAAAAAAAGAACTGTTTACCGGCTTGTGAATACGGTACTGCATTATATGGTGGCGGCTGTAATAAAAAATGCCCAACATCCACTATAGATAATTATTATTTATATGGGGGAAAAAATACATCTTTTGGAGAATGTACTATAAAAACCTGCAATTATGGGATAACCACAGAAAAAAAGAACTGTTTACCAGCTTGTAAATATGGTACTGCATTATATGGTGGCGGATGTAATAAAAAATGCCCAACATCCACTATAGATACTTATTTTTTATATGGGGGAAAAAATACATCTTTTGGAGAATGTACTCTAAAGACCTGCGATTATGGGATAACCACAGAAAAAAAGAACTGCGTACCGGCTTGTGAATACGGTACTGCATTATATGGTGGTGGCTGTAATAAAAAATGCCCACCAATAACGGCCACTATAAACTCTATCGTATTATATGGGTCAAATCATACAGATTTTGGAGAATGTACTTCAAAAACCTGTTACAATGGGGGGATAGGGATAACGGCAGAAAAAAAGAATTGTATTATGGATTGTCCAACCCCAGCAGCTAATAGTAAAATATTTGGGCCAAATAATACACAATATGGGGGATGTACAGTAAAGACCACATGTCCATATGGAGCCGATGCATATAATAATCAATGTTATACAATAAGATGCCCAACGCCTCCAAGATATTATACTATATATGGATCAAATCATACATATTATGGGTCATGTACGATACTACATCAATGCCCAAATGGACTAAATCCAAATAAGACTAATTGTATGCCAATCTGCAGTCAATATACGGCTAAATATAATAATTGTCTAGAATATTGTTATAATAATTATCATAATGGTAATACTATATTTGGGACACAAAATACAATATCTGGAAAATGTACAATAAAAACAGTATGTCCATATGGAGTTAATGAGAATGGGCAATGCAATACACAACAGTGGCAAGAAGAATATATATAGTATATTTGTCACTAAATCTGAAATTTTATGAATATAAATATTTAAAATAGGGTAATACAATATCATCTAAAATAAATTTAAATAATTCTGCAAAATAATGATTTCTAAATTCTATTATCTGCCTTATGAGCTTTATTCTATTATATGACATATGCTCTTTTACAATTTTTGGGGGAGCATTTATAACATGTTGTGGTTTAGAATTTAATTCTAAAATCCAAGCATGTCCTGTATCGTCTAACATAATATCTGCACCATATATAAAGAATCCTGCTTTTTGTTCAGGATATAATGAAATACTATCTAATGAAATACTATTTATTGCACTATCTATTGATTTTTTACATTTATCTATAAATTTAGCACTATAATATTTTTCTATATCTGGAAAATAAATTAATTTATTTGTATACATGCCACTGGTTATAGTTATTTTAGGATCTAAATAATAATATTTATTATGTGTAATATATTTTTTTTCGGAGGTTAGTACTAAAATACGATTTTTTAGATATAATATCTTTTTTATTAATTTATTTATATTATCCCTTTGCCTATATATAAAAACAATAACCATAATTCTAAGATGAAATTTTTTTCCCTCAAATAGTAGTGGATTTTGTATATATTTAGAAACAATTGCTCTTATATTTATTAGTTTAGATTTTAGTTTTAAAAAATCTTTCTCTTCTGCCACTACATAAACTCCTTTTTGTCCACAAGATAAAACTTCTTTTACAATGATTATATCGCCACACCATTTATAAGTACTTAATTCTTCTGTATATGGTATATGCGATAAATTTTTCATATTTTTATATAAATAATCTTTATATGATATAGACTTGTGCCCATTTAATGCATATTTTAAATCTGCAAATATGTGGTCACTATTATTTAATAAAGAAAATGTAAAATTTACATATTTTTTATTATTTTGATCCTCTTTCCAGCCTAATTTATTTAATCTATTGTATAAATAATAATATGCCTCTCTCGAATATTCTTTATTATATAAAATTTTATATGTTAACTGTTTATTATGAACTTCGCCTCCATATTTAATGCCACCTCTATATAAATTGAGAAATATTAATATAATTGCCAGTATTAGTATTAATACAAATAATAAAAATACATACATTATATAATAATTATTAAAATAAATATGATTTTTATATATTAATATTTGAATATTAATATTTTAATAGCTAATATTAATAATATAATGTCAAAAAGTACTATTGAGGAAATTTGTAGTAATGAGTATGAATGCGATCATAATGAGTATGACTGCGCCACTTTAGAATTAGCCGATAGATTTCAGCAAGCATGGAGATCTTTATCTTGGTTAGCATTTACAGGAGATAGACTAACTACATCAAAAAATATAGTTAAATCTGTTATTGGATTTAACTTTAGTTAGCTTGATATGCAGCATTTAGCATCACCATTATTTTTAAGGCATCTTGTATCAAATAGTCCAGAATTAGCTGAATCATTACAAGCAGTAATGCATGCAATTTATGTTTGTAATACTGCATATTATGGTTGGTATCAGTATTATGATGCTGATGTATTTTCTCATATGTCAATATTTTTAGGAGAGCAATTTACAATTTATGCACCAATTCCTCCATATGTAGAAGGCATTGGACAATTAAATGGATTAGAGTTTTATGATAAATGGCTTACACACTATAATATATATAGTAGATTGCAGTGGTTAATATATACAGCTGCCATTTTAAAAAAAAAAATAAATAAAAAAATACCATTGTCATATAGAGATGCTTTAATTAATAATGGAGGGGTAGTAAAAGAAACCTCTGTATATAATAACCCACCATTAATAGAAAATACTTTACCATTAAAAATAAGCTGTATTCAACTAGTTTTTAATAAAAAATATATATTATCTAATAGTATTGCAGCATTTTTGGGCAAAAAAAAATATTAATAATTTATTCTTCAATACTATTAGATAATATCTATTCTTCTTCATCGCCGCTACTACTATCGGCAGCTATACTAATATCATCATCACTATCCTCATATAAATTTCTTTCCCCGTAGCTAGTTAGACAAGTTGGATTTGGGTCTGTATATTCTAGATAATTATTAATAATGCGATTAATGCGGCTACCTGTCCATGGCTTACCATTCTTTAAAATATTAAAATAATTTAATATTTGGGCAATAAATGGCTGAGTATTATATCCATACAAAATATCTGTAGTGTGTGTATGTTTACTATCTGTCTTATCATCTACCCAAAAGATTCCCTTCTGATCATATTCAGAATATATAATTAGTTTTTTTTCCGCCTTTGATAGCGTATGTCTTTGCTCAGAGGTCAAATCTTGCTTTTCTAATACTTTATATAAAATATGATTTATATCATTTAATTTGCCCCCATAGTACAATGCTGTAATCAGATTTATAATTCTAGTTTCGGTTTTATTTATCTTTAAGTGTTGTATTGGAAGATCAGACTCTGTCATAACTTGTGCAAGTTTTCGACCATATCGGGCTCTACCTAATTTTCCACCATTTATTTTTTTTATATTAAATGTTGTCTTTATTCTTTTGCTTATTTGCTGACTCTCAGCAAGGGCATCAAAGAAGAATGATGTAAATTGCTTAAGTTCGGGATTTGTGCCAGTATCTATATTATCAGATACAGAATGAATAACTATCCCAGCACTTAAACAATCCATAACAAATGTAATACCTTGTGCCGGATTTCTTGAAATTCTTGAAGGATCCTTTACTATAATTATATCAATCTTTGGATCTTTATTATTTATCATAATCTTGGCAATTGATATTTTATTAATATTGTGCCCAGGCATAATATCACTAAAACGATCATCACCATTACCATTAATAATATTAAATCCATGAGTTATTCCATAATGCATACAGGCTGCTCTTTGCGATGAGATACTATGTAAATTTTCCTCATTCTGTTTTTTTGTACTACATCTCGCATAAATAATTGCATTTTTAGGCAATTGGGCATTATTATCGCAGCCGCTACTACTGCTACTACTGCAGCCACTGCTACTGCCACCGCTACTGCCGCCACTACTGCTGCTACTACTGCCACTGCTAGAAATGCTTAAATTTTTCATTTGTTCAATAATATCACTTCTACCTCTTTTCATAGTTTTTATTATACACATATATAATACCAAATTCAAATATAGAAGCATATAGCTATCACCATAATAATAATTATTATAAATATATCATTTGCCTCTTCTTCAATTGTATAATATTGCGCATCTATTAATAGTGTCATAATATATATATATATATTTTTTTTTTAAAGTGTTTTTTGGTCAGCTTTTTGGAGGCCGAAGAGACAGAGTCTTGTAGGCCGGTAAAAAGTGAAAAGTGAAAAGTATTTTTTGGTCAGCTTTTTGGAGGTCGAAGAGACAGAGTCTCGTAGGCTGGTAAAAAGTGAAAAGTGAAAAGTATTTTTTGGTCAGCTTTTTGGAGGTCGAAGAGACAGCGTCTCGTAGGCCGGTAAAAAGTGAAGTGTTTTTTGGGTGAAGCCTTTTTTTAAAAGGCTCTTTTATACTTCCCATCCTATAAATTTAACATCTGGCAAACCATCTGCATGTGGACAGGTGCATAATACCCCCAACTTGAATATAAATACACCAATACCATATTTATTATAATATTTTTTTGCCTGTTGTTGTATTTTTTTTTCTAATAATTTATTTTTATAATATGGAAAGTTTTTCAATTCTATCCAATTTATTTTTTTTCCATTTAGTATTATATCTTGATCTTTTTTAAATAATATATCTGGAGTAATTTGACCTTCTTCATTATTAGCCGCTTCGCGAATATCCATTTCTGAAATATATCCAATTCCCAATTTATCTAATTTATCCGCAACTAGCTTTTCAAATTCATCTGCCTTTTTCTTATTATTTATATTATTTACAGATGATGTTATATCATTTTCTAAAATAAAATCTATCTCCGAATTTAATTTATTTAATTTTTCTGGAAATGGAGTCTTTTTTCTTAAAAACTCTTTTATCTCATTTTTAGAATATCCATATTCAGCACATAATTGTTTCAATGTAGCTATGTATGGCAATTTATGTTTATCTGCTATTAATGATAAATCATAACCTGATTCAAAATCGGATTTTACCGTCTTTATTAAATGATGAATTTTATCTCCTAGATGTGCAATAGATATAGATAATTCCTGATTTCTTATAGATAATATTTGCCTATAAATTATCTCACTATTTATATTGTATTTTTCTGCTAAAATACAAGATTGCCTTTCATAAAATTTTTTATCATCTTCATTTAGTATATTAAAATTTAAATTTGTTTCAAATCTTCGCTTTAGAATATTTTGCATATCTGCTAATAGTTCAACTGGTATACATTGAATGCTATCTATTGATATAATTTTATCTTTACTACTATTTGTTTTATCATCTTGTTCTTTACTGCCATCACCATCTTGTTCTTTACTACCATCAACATTCCCATTATTACTATTTAGCTTTTTACCATTATTACTATTTAGCTTTTTACCATTATTGCTATTTAGCTTTTTACCATTATTGCTATTTAGCTTTTTATCATTACTGCGATGCTTTGCCTTTCCGCCATATATTAACCTCTTTCCACCATATATTAACCTCTTTCCTCCATATATTAACCTCTTTCCTCCATATATTAACCTCTTTCCTCCATATATTAACCTCTTTCCTCCATATATTAACTTATTTCCACCATCGCCATATATTAACTTATTATTTTTAAATTGGAGTAGAATAATGAATACAATTATAAGAATTAATAGTATAAATAATAGATATATATATCTATATTTTAAAAAATACATATTTGATATAATAATATATATATATTATATATAATTATTTTAAAATGTCATTTTGTGAAAATTGTGAAAGATCTACAACAAAAAATACCCTAAGTGGTGTTGTTGAATTTGTATGCAATAGCTGTGGTAATAAAGTGCTAGGCGATGCACATTCTGTAAGAATGAAGACATTCAGTAAAAGCACAGGACAAATGGCTGCTGAAACTAATCAACAGCTATTAAAAAATGCAACATCTGATAGAACTAATACTATAATTGCTGAAAAATGTGAAAATTGTGGAAAGCTTTGGAAAGTGCAGGTAAAACTTGGAGAAACAGATAATGTACTTAAATTATGCGACTGCAATACTTAAATTATGCGACTGCAATACTTAAATTATGCGACTGCAATACTTAAATTATAAAAAAAAATATTTTATATTATATAAAATAATAATTAATATGAATAATGCTATGTCTATTTCAACATGGGGCCCATTGGGTTGGGATTGGCTACATAATTTAGCCATATGCTACCCTACATCCCCTTCAGAAAATGATATGTTCTTTACACTTACCAAGATTTATAATTTTATAAATAAACTACCCTGTGATAAATGCAAAAAACATTCAATACATTATATTAATACAAATCCTATTAATGTTACATCTAATAAAAAAATTCAATATTGGGTATTTCATTTTCACAATAGTGTTAATAAAAAATTAAATAAAAAAATATTCTCAATATTAGAGTATAATATTAAATATAATAAACACCTATAAGCCTTTTAAAAAAAGGCTTTACCCAAAACTCATTCCATAGAGATCGGTTTTAAAAAAAAAGTTCACAAAAAAACAGGCGAGCAGAGCGACCCGCTTTATAATGACTTTTTTTAAAAAATAAATATTTACTAAGTGTTATCTTTTATAGCATTATCTAATATTTCTTTTTGTATTTTTTCAATATCTTCCTTATTTGCTTCTAATAATACACCTAATCCAAATTCAGAATTTTTTAATATATCCGAAATATTATTCCAATACATTTGTGGCAAAGTATTTAATGTTTCCTTAATTTGATCTCCTTGAACTTCATATTTAAGTGCACTTCGAGGTATTGATATATTAAATTTAATTTTATCTATGGCCTCTATTATAATTTTAAATAATTCTCTATTAACCATTTCTAATGTTTTTATTTTCCAATCATTACCATCATATACAAGCCTTTTAAAAAAAGGCTTTACCCAAAAAAATAATATATATTAAAAATATATAAATATATTATATATAGACACAATGTCAGAATTTACTGGAATGGTATATTTAATTCAACCAGAAGAGTTATTATTAACAAATAGATATAAAATAGGTTGTTCAAATAAAAAAGGACTATCGAGATTATCAAGCTATAAAAAAAAGACAAGGTATATATGTACTATGGAATGTAAAAATCCATTTGAGTTAGAAACAATTTTAAAAAAAAAATTTAATGAAAAATATAAATTAATTGCTGGAAAGGAATATTTTGAAGGAATTGAAAATGAAATTTTTAATGATTTTATAAATATTGCACAAACATATAATAATACAATTTATCACGCACATTTAAAAGAAAAATTAGAATGCTGTTCTGATATAGTACTTGATTATGTGCAAAATAAAATTGATGAAAAAAATGTAGATGTAATCAATATTTCAGAACAATTTAAGGATATGCTTATAAGTATGACACATGGAAATAATTTTATAAAAAATAAAGAAAATATAGATGAGTATTTACATTCTGATATAGGTATTTTTGCCTTAAAAAGAGTAATAAAAAATTTAGGCCTTCATATATCAGATACACATTCTGATATAAAAAGTATTATGGATGAAGTATATAATAAATATTGTGATGATGGCGAATTTGAGGCAAAATATATTAAGAGTTAGATATATGTATTTATATATTTTTTTATGTAAATTTTATATATCTCAAAAAATTTGAACTTAAAAAATGACTATAAAAAATTGAAATTTAAAAAAAGCAATGTCTATGCAATGACATATATAGATAAGAATTAGATCAAAATAATTAATTTTTTATAGTTTAAATATTTATTTACCCTTATAATTTCTACCACCTTGTTTAGTTTCACTATATTTATATCCACATTTTTTACAAGTGTAATGCATTGTACCAGTTGGGTTTGTACACCCAAACCAATTTTCACAACTACTACATGAACATCCATCATAAATATAATCAAACACCCCTAAACAATCATTTTCATAATGAATATGTTCAGTTTTTTTAAATATTATTTTTGGTTTTCTTCCATATTTTTTACCTTCAAAGGTAATATATTCATCTTCATTTAATTTATCAATTTTATTTTGAATAGCCCATATTATTTTTGTTCTATTGTTATATTCTTTTTTTAATTTCTCAGTTTCATTAAGATAATCATTACAATCAATACTATCCATTTCTGTAAATAATTTGTCTCTAATAATAAAATCAGAATATAATTTATTATAAATTTTTTCACTATATCCAATTTTTCTACCCGTTTTATAATTAACACATTGAATTAATTTGTCATAATTTTCCCTTGAAAGCGTTTTATATTTAGCAAAATCTCTTGTTGTATATCTGTCATTATGTATATCTTTTGGCGATGGTGGATATTCTCTAATAATGTCATCCATTTTATATAATATATTTTTTATTATTTAAATAAATAATAAAGATAGAATATAAAAAATTTCAACAAAAAAAAGAAGCGAGTAATTATTATGATCAATTGCATCCAAATTTGCGGTTATTAAATGCACATAAAAATTGGCGCAGCGATTGGAATCCTAATACAAAATTAAGATATGTTGTAAGAGAATATTCAGGAGAGTATTTAAAAATACCACCATTTGAATGGGTAAAGCCTTTGCGATGTCTATGCAATGACATTTATAGGTGAATTTTCATAATATTTGGATCCCACTCCTCCACAACTAATTCATCTCTATTATTTTCGCCAATAACTCTTCTTAATAATAATGGACATCTCCGCTGCTTGATTATCTCTCCGGCAATATCATCAGAAAGTACATGTAAATTCTTTTTTTTTAATTCTGCAACTATATCATTTAAATATTCTGGACATCCATTTTTATCAATATGCTTTGATAAAATTCCTTCTAATTGTGCCCTCTCAGATTTTATTAAAAGGTCTGAAGTTATTCTTTCAGATGCAGGTACTATATAAAGTATTTTAGGCTTATTACTTTTTTCAATAATTGTTTTTTTTCTCACCAATGATGGATTTGTAAATTTTATATTTTTAGATTTTATATTATTCTTTGATAAATTTTTTACAAATGAAATATTATTCTTTTGTAGTCTTTTATTATCACTGTCCCCATCACCATCTCCATCACCATTACCATCTTCATCACCATCTTCATCACCACTTCCCACAGTTTCCTCATCCTCAATATGGGTACCTATATCAACATCAGCATCGACATCACCATCTACATCAGCATCGGCATCAATATCTTCATCCTCATCCTCATCATCCCCATATTCATCATCATCATCTTCATATAATGAAGCGTCATCCTCTTCATATACAGATTCAGGATCCTCTTCAATTTCTAAATCAAAATCTTCTTTATCCATTATTTGCTTTTTAAAAGTCTTATATTAAATGATAATATAATATATTATATTATATTCATAATTCAATTTTAAAAACTCATTGCATAGAGATCGCCCCGCTTTTTTTAAAAATTTGAGTAAAATAATTGCTTTTTTTACTCAAATTGAGTATAAAAGAATTATGAATAATGATACTTTATCTATTGTGTATATTGAAATTAGTGAAGGCGATATAGAAAGTAATAGTGAAGGCGATATAGAAAATAATATTGAAGGCGATATAGAAAATAATATATTAAAAACTAATACACCAATAGTATATCCTAATGCAAAACTATATAACTTAGAATCAATTATAGAAGAAAAAATTATAGAGAGAGATAATTATCAACCAAATTGTTGTTTAGTAAATTGCCAATATTATATAAGAATGCTATTAGACATTGCTACTCAAATTTATATTTATTTAGAAAACTTTATACAATGGTTTTCTGCTATTTTAGTAATTTTAGATATATTTAATATTACACTTAGTAGACTAAAAATTGAAGGAAGGTCTAAATATAACTACTTTACTATTGAATCTGCAGATGATGAGAGAGTTCGAAGAATTGTATATTGGTTTTATTATAATAATCCGATTCCTGATGAAGATCAATGGCGATACGCATTAAATAGATTTAAGTTAACCAATGTCCCAAAATATACAATGAGGCTATATATTAATAATGAAAAAAGTAAATATTTTATTGAATTAAATAATCTTAATTTACAATCATATGTTGATAATGTAGTTGTAAAGGGCGAGCGCTCAATATCTTTATATGAAGATATGATTAATGCCCCCGTAGCTGAAAATAGTGATATTTTTATAACAATTGGCAAAAAATTATTAAAAACCATAACTGGAAAAATTCCAGTTGGTGGGTTAATGCCTGATAGATTTATTAAAGATTTAGAACTTGCCAAAATTGAAAAGGCTCTAACTGAAGACAAAAAAATAATATAAAATACTTTTTAATTTAACTATTTTTTTGCTAACTAAACTGAGATTTAACCAATTAAACTAAGATTTAACCAAACCAGCATCAAATGCCGCTTGGGCATCTCTAGCTATTGCATTTCTAAGTCTTAATTTGGCATTAGCTATAATTTCACTTTTAGGTAATGAATTATTCATATTTCTAATACGAGCATTCTCTCTTATTTTGCCATATTCTCTATTTTTAGCAAATGCATCTACTCTAGCGATATTATCTCTAGTTATTGGATTATCAATATCATCTTGGATCTGTACCATAAAATTATTAAATGCCCTTAAGTAATTTGTATGGTTAATATTACCACTATTACCACTATTACCACTATATAATATAGCAATTGTCTCTCTTAGAAATGTTGTATATTCTATTCTTTTAGCATATAATTCTTCTAATACAAATCTCTGCATTCCCATAAATGCAGGCCATTCATTTTCAGCCATACGATTTCCATCTTCTATAAGATGACCAATATCATATATTTGTTTATGGATACTATTAATTATTTGCTCCAATACCTCTTCAGGTATAGCCCTAATTGCTGCTATATTTTGTTTCCTTTCAAATATATTCATATTTATTTTAAAATATATATATTTTATATTCAAATATATATATTTTATATTCAAATATAATAAAAAAAAATAAATAAAATGGGAAATAGTATAAATTCGCAGCGACAGCATTATATTCATCAGAAGAATCATATTCAGAAGCAGCAGCAGCATATCCAACTGCTTCAGCAGCAGCTTAAGCATTGTCAACGACAAAGGCGAAATACTTTTACTAGCAATGGAAATATTAATACTAATTTAGAAAATTCTTCTTATATGGCTAATGGCGGTACACCATATAATCCAGAAAATATTAATACTAATTTAGATTATTCTCCTTATATGGCTAATGGTGGTACACCATATAATCCAGAAAATATTAATACTAATTTATAAAATTCTTCTTATAGGGTATTCACAACAACATAGTGCAATACTTAGAAAACTTACTTAAGTATATAAGTCCCTCCCATGCTCTAAATTATATTGTTTATATACATCTACAAAATGTGAATGGTGCAATTTTATCTCTGTAATAAATTTTTCAACTGTTGTTTTTCGAATTATTCCATTACTGCAAAATTTGGCAATAGTTGGTGCAATTGGTATTAATTTTTTATTTTTGCACCTTTTAATTACTATATAAGAAGAGCCAATAATTCTGCTTTTTACACAAGATCTCTCTGCAATAAATGTACTTTCTAAGATTTCATGAATAGCAATAACTGCCTTTTTTAAATTTTCATAATCCTCTTCAGTTTCTTCATTAATAGTAAATATATCCACCATAGAATTAAATAATGTATTAATTTCTGGATTAACTCGGCTAATATTTAAATCTATATCAATCTTTCCATGGGATACAAAGAATCTTATATATTTTTCACCACTAGCAAATCCATCTTTCCCAAGATGAAACATCTTAGAAATTGCAAATTTTTGACAAGAGAATCCTTCAGATAGACATATATAATATAATAATGCCGCCAATGTTTCTTTTTTATTTGCGCTTCGCAATATTGTCCTTTTTTTTGCTGTTTCATATATACAAGATTGAATTTTAAGAATATATTCTTTATATTGTTTAATATGTTCTTCATCAGTCAGTCCATATTTGTAATTTTCATATGAATATTCATTATTTGAAGGAATTGTACACAAAATATAATTTGCCGCCACAGATTTTAAAATATTTTTTGTAATCTGTAATTTATTAGGAAGTTTTTTAGATGTTATATAATCCAAATATTTTTCATATATTTTTGTTAACTCTTCAAATATTAATTCACATTTTGATTGAAATTCATTTTCATATGTATTTGCACATCTAAATACATCAGATCTATATTTTGCAGAATTTTCTCCAATGATTCGTATTTTTCTATGCATTGGCATTTCTTTATAGCCACCACCATCATTATTAATATCATCATCTACATCTCTTGTTGTACCGCAATTATTACATATCATAGTACTAGATGAATTTTTTATTAAACTATTGCCACATAAGCAATTTTTTATATCTGAAAATATATCACAATCTATATCTAAATCCTCATTACTATTGTATAATTGTTCCCACTCATCTTGAGTTATTGCCATCTTATGTTTAATTGAAATAATTAGCATATATTCAAATATGTTTATTTATTTAATTTAAATTAAATTTAAATATATATAGGCAAAAAATGGATATAGATGATAAATTTAAATATATTGGGCAGACCCATAATGTTGATAATACTAAATTAAATAATCTACTGGAAATTATTAGAGAATTTATTATTAAAAAAGAATTAATTATATATGGAGGTGTGGCAATAGATTATGCACTTAGATTAAAAGGTAATAAAATTTATAGTGATTATGAGCATCCAGATTTTGATGTTTTTTCATCTAACCACACAGGGGATTGCCATGAGATTGTTGATAAATTATATGCAATGGGATATAGGAATGTATCTGCAATTAGAGCTAAGCACCCACAAACAATGCGCGTCAGGTGTGATTTTTTATCTATTTTGGATATAAGTTACGTCCCAAAATCAGTATTTGAAAAACTTCCAATATTAAAATATAATGGTATTGCATTTATAGATCCTATATATCAAAGAATGGATATGCACTTATCACTATGCCTCCCATTTAGTGGATTTCCAGAAAATATTACTTGGCGATGGGCTAAAGACATTAAAAGATTTAACATTCTTAATAAATATTATCCAGCGAGAATATATTTAAATAAAAAAATAAAATTAGTTGGAAATAAATATAATACGCCTAAAATGCTAAAAAATAATAATATGGCCATTCGATCAAAATTTATTAAATTAGAAATTGATTTATCAATATTGCCACCTTTTATTACAAACAATAGGCATGAGTCATCATTAGCAATTGCTGGATTTGGGGCATATGCAATTATACGACAATCACTTGAAGATGTTGCAGAATTATTAAATTTTAAGCTAAAAACAACTATCCCAAAACTAGACATACAATTTTCTAAAACTAAATTAATTTTAGAAATTCCTGATATCTCACCTGAATTAAATAATATACATTTTGCGACATATAAATATTTAGAAGTTATAGATTTATTAAAACATGAAGAGCATCTAACTAGATATAATGCATATTTAGATATAAATTTTGAATATATTCATTTTAAAAATATCATTATAGCATCTACAGAGCATTTATTATTATCCGCCTTATTTATAAATTATTTTTTAAATAGTGGCAGCGATAGTGGTGATAAAAAAGGTATTTATATTACCTCTATTCAGCATTTATTATTACATTTTTTATTCCAGTTTCATATTACTAAATATACAATATATATTGAATATTATATTCATACACTTAATATAATTTCTGCCGCCGAGCAGATGTTTCAGGCTATATATACAAAAATTAATAATGAGGAGGATAAAATATCACTTATGAAGATATTTAATAATAGCCCATTTGCTCCAGTTATTTCAACATTTGGCAATTCTAATATAGCTATAAGTCATATAATACAAGAAGGTAAAAAAATTTTAGAATTTCATGATGAAGCTAATATACCAGATATATTAGGATTTAAAGATATTAACTATAAAGATGCTATGAATTTACCAAATAATATAAATACAAATAAAAAAGAAAAAGATCTAAGCTATTTAAATAATGCTTTATTTAAGCGAGATGGTAATAAAGTAAAAAATGCAATTAAAAAAACATTTTTTGATTAAAAAAAATGATTAAAAAAAATTACATAATATATAATATAAAATAATATGGAAAAGGCTATATCTTGGGAAGAATTTTTATATCATATTAATAAAAATTTAAAATATGCATTAATATATTTTATAATAATTGTTATTATAATTGCTGTAGTTATAACATGTTCAATTGCACTCCCTATACTATTAATGCGCACCACTACATCCAATAATGCTAGTCCCAGTCCTAGTCCCAGTCCTAGTCCTAGTCCCAGTCCCAACCCCAACTCTACCCCCACCCCCAGTGCAAATAATCCTACTACTACTACTACTGTTCCAAGCTGTTCATATGGTAAATGCTGTAAATATGGAATTTCTCCAAATAGTGTTAAATGTAATGAATCTGTCTATTGTGAAAATAGTATGAGATCAACTTCGGGAAAATGTTGTACAAATGGCATTACTCAAAAAAGTGGTAAATATTGTAATGACCCATGCAATGTGCAAAAAGGAACTCCAGAAGTATTATCATATAAAGGAAAATGCTGCCCATATGGCGTAACCGTTGATGGTAGTGTATGTTTTAATACATTATGTACAACTGCTTTAAAATTAAAGGGCAGAGTTGGTAATGAATGTAAGTGCTTATATGGAATTGCCCCAAATGGAAAATGTGCATATAAATGCACTCAAGATGGAAATCAAGTAAATACATTATTATCATATAGTGGTAAGTGCTGTATATATGGAATAACTACTATGGGGCGCTCAAATGGTGATGGTGATAAAAAATATTATTGCAATGAAAAGTGTACAGTTGATGGTATTCAGCAATATAATAAGATATCGCCATATGGTGACTGCTGTACTATGGGTATTGCTAAAAATGGAATTGATTGCAAAAGAAATTGTGGATATGATTATGATACAACTGATAAATATTGGACAAATGCTGGGAAATGCTGTAGCTATAAAGTAGCACCTGGGGGGAATGATTGCAACTCATCAAGAAATTGTAATACTACTAATAATAAAGATCGTACTGATAAAGGGCGGTGTTGTATAGCTGGAGTAACTATTTATAGATATGAATGTAATGCAGAGCCTTGCCCTTATGACACTTCTAAAAATACTTCTCGCGGTAAATGCTGTCCATCTGCTCAATATAATGATAATGTAGACTATGCAAATATATGCGAAAATCCAAAATGCGGCCAAGACTCTGCCTTTTATAATGTGTATACCACTTATGCCGATAATGGGAATGGTGTTCAACATAATGTATGTTGTGATACGTCAGTTGGGCGTAATGCAAATGCTACAGGTTGTAATCAAATATGTGCTAATGTTGATAATTTATCTGCTGGAGGCCATTGTTGTGTATCTGGGATTACATCATATAAAAATGGTGATTATCATATATGTAATGATACATGTTGTAAAACTGGAAAAAGCATTTTAACAAAATTAGGTGGGAATGCTTGTAAGCATAATGATAAAGGGTTTTGTGCAAAATATGGATTTACTAGACAGGCAGGGCTTGCAAGCAATCATAATAAGGCTACTCCAATACGATGTACAAATACTAGTCAATTTAGCGCTAATGGATTATGTTGTAAATCTAGTTATATGGATAATAAATTTTATCAAGGCGTTGCAGTTAATACAGCACATTGTAATATACCATGTCCTAATGCTACTAAATACTATAATAATACTACAGGCGCTTGTGTATCTTGCCCAAATGGAGTCACTACCGGAAATACACCTCCAACACAATGTAATAAATCTTGTAAATGTTATAACCATACTGCACATGGCGATTGTACAGTTGCAGAAGTTCATAATAAATCAAGAAATGGCGATTGCTGTGCTACTGGAATGGCATTATGCTATGATGGCTACAAGTGTATGGATACGAGTTGCGAATATAGTGGGACATATGATTGTGGCAAGTGTTATAAAAATACTAGTAATGGATACCATACAATTCATGGGAAGTTTTGTGGATATACAGGGTATGGAGATTATAATCATATTCTAGCTAGTGGAAAAGGGTGTGTAGCGGGTGGAATATATCCAAGTAAGTGGCAATAAAAATATATAATGAAATTTATTTAAATAAAATATATAATAAAATATATAATAAAATATAAAATGAAAAATTTTAATAAAAAGGCGGAAGATGGTCTTAAGGATTTTGGTAAAAAATCAGAAAAAGATTTTAATAACTTTAATGAAAAAATTTTAATAACCTTCCATGCAGATAATTATAAAGTATCAAAAAAGGCATTTCTATTATGGTTTTTTTTAATGGCATTATTATTGTTATTAATTATTATTGCAGTTGTAACTACAGTTTCTGTTATATTTAGTAAAGGAAGTAGCGTAGCAATTTCCTGCATTAATCCTATTTCTGTATATAAAAGTGGTGTATGTAAGACTAATTGCAAATATGGAGCAACTATCTATAAACAAAAATGTAATCCACAACCGCAGCAGCAACCAAGTCCAAAAGTAGTAACGCCTACCACCACTACAACCAACACTACACCTACAACCACCACTACACCTACAACCAACACTACACCTACAACCACCACTACACCTACAACCACCACTACACCTACAACCAACACTACACCTACCACCAACACTACACCTACCACCACTACACCTGCTACTGCCACGACCACAGCCACTACACCTGCTACTACAACCACAGCGACCACTACAGTAACAATAGCGCCTATTACTGCATTAGACTGTGGTAAAAAATCTATATATACAAATGGGGAGTGTAAATACTGTTCATATGGAATTGCTGATAATGGGACAACATGTAATAAACAGTGTGGGTTATATACTACAGCCACAAATAAAGATAAAAAATGTGATCCTGCTAATGGTGATCCATATTGTAAAGCAAATACTAAAATATTAAATCATACTGAAAATGGAGGTTGTGCATATAAAACTAGTTGTGTATATACTACACTAAGTGGGGCACAAAAATATAGAATTACAGCAAGTCAAAAACAATGTAATGAAATTTGCATAACTTATAATTATGAATATAATAAGGATTATGCAAAATCTAATAATATTTTTACTTGGACAAATCATGGAGAATGTGTAAAAAATTGTCAATATGGTCCAGCATTAGTACCAAATACAAATCCGGCATCTACTAATTCTTTAATGGCTGCATATAAAAACTCAGCCATTGCAAATCCTAAATGTAATGTAGAATGTAATTATGCAAGCTCAACAAATACAGTAAAATATGGAGATGGTAATTGCGAAAATATTATTAATGTATGTGGTAATAAATCAATTTATAAGTATAATGTTGGTTCTAAACAAAATTATACCAACGTAGTAACTCATCTAAAAACAAATTTAACACGTAATGGATTGGCTAATATAACTACTGATATACAAATATTAGAACATGGATGTAATAAAGTATGTGATACATATATATCTGCAAATCCTATACATTCTGAAAAATGTGCAACAAATTGCGCTAATGGTATTGCTTATTTTGCTAGTATTGGAGCATATAGATGTAATTGTCCAGGAAATAATGGTCAATATGTTGGTACACATAAAGCAAACAATATACGCTACTGCAATTCCATATGTGGTAATTATAGTATATCAGAGAATAGTGCTGGAGGTGGATGTGTATGCAGATATCCAGATGCATATTCAAAAGTTGGCAATGCCTGTGTAAAAAAAGCATGTAGTAATACAGCTAAAAAAGTTATGGAACGCATCGATTATGGAACATGTGTAACTAAATATAACTGTCCAAGTTGCGTAAATAGTGCAGGAACTAATTGCAATAAACAATTAGATGGTGGTAGCTCTATTTGCCAATCTTGGTCATATGATGGTGCGTGTATTTGGACACGAAGGCCAGTAGATAGAGGGTATGACAATACTGCATCTTGCGATAGTTTAGATGGCCTTAAAGTTTCAAATAATGGGGGGAGAGTAAAGTATTTAAAAAATGTAGACTACTACACATCTAATACAAAATGCTGTACCACTTGGGCAGGTGGGGGCCGAAGAACAAATTATCACCAATATATAGATGCATATTCTATTGGGACAGTAAATGATCATACAAAAACTGATGCATGTGTTGGACATAGTATAGATTGTAGAAATTGTTTAACTGCCGTAAGGCCACAATGTCTCGCCTAAAAAAAAAATAAATAAATTTAAATAAAATTTAATTTAATCCTAAATAAATAAAATTTAAAATCTGTTTACAGATAATATCACCATTTGCATTTGCATCAATTTCTAAGACTGAAGATAAATTAGAATTAAAATGCTCTCTATTTCTAATATCTTTAATCATATTTTTATAATAGCTATCGCATTTTATTAAATATTCATTTGAAATAATTTCTCCATCTCTATTTCTTTTAATAATTCTTTCATTGCAGATCTCTGGGGGTGTATTTAAGTAAATAGTAGCACTTGGTAAATATAATTTATCAATTTTATTATATATATATAGATAAGATTCCATTGCTTCATAGGATATATCCCCATCATCATATAACATTTGAGCAAATACCCATTTAGTAGAATCTAAACTTCTTTCTGTAATAATAATATGTGTATCATTGCTATTATTTAATGTATTTAATTTATCCTGTATTGCATGTACTAATGTCTCTAATACAAATAATTGAAAAATTCCTGCATTTTGGTTTTTATTTTCATAGAATTTTTTTAAAATTCCCGTGGACTCCCATACGTTAACTGGTTCTTCCACTATACTAATATTTTTTATATTATATTGAATTATATAATCATTAAGGATTTTTAATAAAGTGGACTTCCCTGCCCCAATATTCCCATCAAGGGATATAATCTTGTATTTTTTTTTTAAATTACCAAATTGGCAATTTATACAACTAAATTGCCAATTTATAAATATAGATATAAAAGTAAATGTACCAATTAATATTAAATATAATAGATATATATAATATAAATCCAGCATTTAATAACTATATTTGATCAATAACTATATTTAATTAATAACTATATTTAATTAATAACTATATTTGAATATATTATTTATATATAAATATTTAATTATGAATTTATTACCATATAATGAAAAGATTCAAGTGCGTAAAGTGGGGGCAGTAGAGGGTATTAAAACAAATAGTTATTGCCATTGTAAACGCTGCGGCTGGTCAAATATAAAACAGCACTATTGTACACCACCAAATACTAATAATAAACATAAATTATTTGATACAGATGAGCGCAAATATGCAGATGCCAACACAAGCGCATATGCAGATACCAACACAAGTGCATATACTAAAGACATTGCTAGGACGAGTGCAAGTGCATATGCAATTGCTGGTGCAAATATTAAAGCCGGTACTGATGCCAAAGCAATTGCGAACGCATATGCGAGTACAGATGAAAAAGCAGATGCGAATACAGATGTTAAAGCAGATGCGAATACAGATGTTAAAGCAGATGCGGGTGCAATTGTTAAAGCAAATGCTGAGTTAAATATATTAACATATCATAAATCTGTATTTATTGAAATGGTGAGGACATTTCGTAAAGATATTACTATAGAAGATATTAATAATGAGATATCTATATATCAAAATGAATTAAAACATATGATAACTCATTTTTATTTATTAAAAGATTTTAAAAATGAAATATATTTGACATTATTGCCTATTCTTCAGATAATTTTTATTAATAATAATATTAAAAAAGAATTATCAAATATTATTATTCAAGAAATACAAAATATACTTGAAGACAATGATCAATTAATACTATTATTAATGGAATTTTCAATCTTTTTAAAAATATTGCAACCATATATTTATGTACAATTAAAAAGCATTCAAGCTTGCATAAATAAATTTTTAAATGTTAGAATTCAATCAAATGATACTAAAGAAGAAATATTTATGATTTTTAATAATCAAAATATGGTCTTATACAATATATTCTTTTTATTTTCTAAAAAAATATTTGATGGAAGTAGTAACTTAATTTTAACTACAGAATTTTTAGAATTAACAATTAATAAAAAAATTAAAAATATTATGCAAATTTCTAAAAATAATAAATACAAAAGAATAAATTTGCACCTATTTCAATGCACACAATGTAGTGAAATCTTTGATAATGAGCTTGTAGATTGTTGCCCTTGTGGACAAACATTTTGCAGCAAAACTTGTCAGATTGCTGCTTGGGGTGCATGGCATAAAAAAATATGCCCAAATAGACAAGTTACTAAAAGTCAGTGCTTAGGGTGTATGGAATATTTTGAAAAGCAGGATATCTTTAAATGCACCCAATGTATGATAGCAAAATATTGCAGTAAAGAGTGTCAAAGGGGCAATTGGGCATATCATAAAGCATATTGTAATGCTATTATATTTGATAGTAAATAAATATTACATCAAAAGACAAAATGACAATTTTAGATGGTAAGGGGCATTATGATAGTAGTAATACTGATAGTGATGAGGTGCGGTTAATACTGCATGTTTGGTGGAATCGCGATTTTTATAATAGGCGTAATATATATAAATTACGATTAAATTTTTTAAAATTTCCAAAAGAATATGGAAAATTTTCAGAATTTGCATTGTTATTAGATGCAAATGGTCTTATAACAGATAGTAAAATTACTGAATATATTACCGCTGATGAAGAATCTCGAAAAGAGATTCTTCAAAGATTGAAAAATTTTATTAATAGAAGAAAAATAATGCAAGTGCTTATATTTATATATTTTTTTTTCTATATTTGATAATAAATATAGAAAAAAAAGCAGCAAATATATAATAATGTCAATGGAATTACGAAAAAAATTAATGAGAGACTGGAGATTTTCCAGTGGATATAATATGGATATGTATACTCAAGCAGTTCTTAATATGGAAGATATAGAATATTTATATTTTACAAATTTTTTATTATTATTATATCGAAATAATGGTAAAATTTGTGATGAATTAGTTAATAAATACCTTCTTACTGATATAGATCATAGGCCACAATTAAGACTTGTAGAAAAAGAAAAAAGAAGCGCAAGAGCAGATGCAGATGCAAGAGAGGAAATAAAAAAAATGGAAGAAGATGAAAAAATATTAGAAGATAATGAAAGAAGGAGGTTAGAAGACAAGAAAAGAAAATTAGAAGATGAGAAAAAAAAATTAGAAGATGAGAAAAAAAAATTAGAGGATGAGAAAAAAAAATTAGAGGATGAGAGAAGATTAAGTAATGAGAGAAGATTAGAAAAGGAGAGATTACAGATGATAGAAAATTTTATTAACTTAACAGCATGTGAACTAGACCCAAGTAGCTCATCAAACCAATTACTACTATTTGCAGATAGTGACCAGTTGGGTCAACAGTTTTGTGTATATACTCCTCACTCTGTATAAAATATATTATATATATTTTATTATATATAATATAAATACTATTTTTTTTATAAAAATGTTGGGAGATTTTAGAGATGTTGCGCCAACTTCAGATAATATGCCATATGGCGGCATACCATATAAAAAATATATTCCTAAATTTGAAAAAACTGATCCAAATATAATAAAAACGGGGATAGATGCTGGCAATCATAGTAATTATGGAAGTGATTCAAATTATTTAAGCTATAATAATATTCATGATGAAGATCCTTATAATAATTATGCTAGGTCTGAAATAGTAGATAGAGCTTTAGATAATCCATTATTTGAGAGCGATCATTCAAAGAGAGATTCTTCGCGCTCAAAATCTGTAGTCAATCTTCGATATAATGGAAATAGAGGAAACACATCAGATTTGCCCAGACATCCAGAATTATTTATTGGGTTTACTGGAAATGATCCTAGGGGTAATTCAGAAGATCCAAGATTTGACCAATTTAGAGGATTTATGACATCACAAGCGGCAAATTTACAAGTTCGTATGGGTAATAATGACGATAATCATATAGCAGAAAGGCCATGGACAAATCAATCAATAAGTTATGATAAAAAATATTTACAAAAACAGCAAGCAAATAATCTAAAAATTTTTAACTCTCAAAAAGAAGGTAGGCCAAATAGTCGCAATGTAGTGACAGATATGCCAACTTGGGGAAAAAATCAAAATAAAATAAGATCATCCACAATGAATGCTGCAGATGAATCTATTCGCCATGGGGATTATGGTGAATATATAGATATAGGCGGTGAAGTGAATCAGATATTAAGTAATGATCTACAGGTAATTAAAACTATGAAAGCTCCCTCTAATTTAAATAAACTACATACGGATCAGGATTTCTATTCAGAGATAGATAATGTCCAAATAGGAATGGGTAATAATTATTTATCAAATAATGTCGGATTGCGGAATACAGGATTTGATCATATAGATATAAGCGCAATTGGCGAAGATGAATTAATTACAAATGGACTTAATAAAAAAAACCTTGCATCTTCAATGGCGCTCGCTGCTAAAACTGCATCTAATATGAAAAATATGTCTTCACATAATATACAAAATCCTAATATAGATCATGATAATAAAATTATGGGGCAGAAGATTGCAAATGATATATCTAATATTTATAAAAAATTAGAATATGGACAAAAATATGGAGAATCTTCAGAGGGTATAAATACTGGTGGGGGGCTTATACAACAAAGAACTACAGGTGTTGGTAAAAATGTAGTACATGATCCAAATGCAAATATTTCACAACGAATGGAGACTGTATCTAATATTGTTAGAGGGTTAAAAGAAAATACTGCATCAAGTAAAAGAAAGATAGCTAATCAGGTAATTAATCAATTTGCGGTATCTCCCGTTGATAGAGATATGACAACTAAAACTAATATGATGCCATCTAAAAATCATATTAAATCTCGCCACATCCCTGAAATAAATTCTGCAGTATTTAAAAATTTTGTTAATGATCGTACAGAAATTAATAAATTTAAGCCTAGTATACGGAGAGAAAAAAGAGTACAATTTGCAAAACATAATGATATTACAAATTGGAATGGATCGTATCAAACAGCTAATGGAAAGAATACATATCACAAAGATGATCATAATAGAACAAATAAAATTAAATCATCATTAGATTCTACTAATTGGCAAAACTCTGCAGAGATGGAAATGCTAAAAAATAAAAATCCAGAATTATATAATAGAGTTAAACAAGATGCTGAGATGTCTGTTATGAATTGGGCAGAATCTGAAATAGCTGCTTATGGGGCAAATGTGCATGAGAGGGAAAAAAATATTATGAAAATGGGACAACATACTTATAATCCAAATACTTGGCATAGTGGATATACTGAACCTGAGGCAAGAAAGGCAAAGGGCTTGCCAGAGAAGCGGAGATCTGCTCAAAATGAATCAACTGAATTTGATAATTACTTTAATGTTAACCATCAATCATTTGCACCATCAGCGGCTAGCTCTGGCCCTAAAACATTGCGAGGTGGGCAATGGAATACTGATATTGAGGGCAATGGCCTAAATGGATTTTCAAATGGGTTTTAATAATTATCTATTTTCATATAATATTTGAATATATATATATTAATAATATATATATATATATATTATAAAATGAATAATATTAATTTCTTAAATAAACATCAATTAATTAAATTGTGTAAAAATAATAATATAAAAAAATATTCAAAAAAGAATAAAAAGGAATTAATTAAATTAATTAATGCTAATATTATTACTACTAAAACAGATACCACTGAATTAATTACTACTAAAACAGATACCACTGAATTAATTAATGCTAATATTATTACTACTAAAACAGATACTACTGAATTAATTACTACTAAAACAGATACCACTGAATTAATTACTATCAAAACAGATACTACTGAATTAATTGCAAATGATGAAATAGATACCACTAATAATGAGAATAACATTACTAATAGTGGCAATAATACAAAAATAAATACTAATACCAAAATAATTAAATTTATAGATTTATTTTGTGGAATAGGTAGTTTTCATTATTCATTCAAAAAATTAAATTGGGAATGTGTAATGGCTTGTGATATTGATAAAGATGCAAGAGATACTTATAAAGAAAATTATGGAATATTACCTCTTGGTGATATTACTAAAATAGAACCAAGTGATATTTCTAATTATGATATATTATGCGCAGGATTCCCATGTCAACCTTTTAGTCAGTGTGGTCAGCATAAAGGATTTGATGATACTAGGGGATCATTATTTTTTAATATAATGAAATTTGTTGAATATCATAAACCAAAAATTATTATTCTTGAAAATGTACAGGGGTTATTAAATCATGATAGTGGTAAAACTTTTAATATAATCAAAAATAATATTAAAAATGCAAACTATACAATTACATATAAAGTTATAAAATGCAGTGATTATGGAATTCCACAAATGCGAAAAAGATTAATTATTATAGGAATTAAAAATGATATTGATATAATTAATCATATTGATAAATTACTTAATTTTGATGAATATAGAAAAGAAAAAACATTAACAGAAATTTTTAATAAAAATTTTGAAAAAAAAATAGCATATACAATTAGATGTGGTGGTAAAAATTCTCCTATTAATGATAAGCATAATTGGGATGGGTATATGGTAGATGGTAAGGAGTACAGATTAACAATAGAAGACTGTTTACAATTACAAGGATTTAATACAAATTTTAAATTATGTGGAAATAATAAAAACCAGTGGAAACAATTAGGAAATACAATTCCAACTATATTTACTGAAATAATTGGATTAAATATAAATAAATTTTTATAATATTAATTCATTAATTAAATCTTCAAAATTTAATTTAAATATTCTATCATCTTTTTTTTTAGGTAGACATGTAATTATTTTTCTTTTTGTTCCTTCTCTAAATCTTTCTTGTGCTGGATAATCATCTGATATAGTTAATAATATATATAATTTTGGAATAAATATATAACTCCAATCGTCCTGTGTCCATCTTTCGCGACATGTAGTTTTACAACTAATAACTTTATAATCAATTATCAATCTACCAATTTCAATATTTTCACCAATTACAAAATCTATAATATGATAACATTTTATTTTTTTTTCATTAAATCCAATAATTATTCCTAATTTATTTATAGTTACTTGTTTTTTATAAGATATATTATTTTTTTCTAAAATACTAACTAAAATATCATTTTCAAGAAAGTTTCCATTTTCTTGATTTTTACTCTGATGTATAGATATTGATTTATTGTATAATTTTATTAAATCGGCATCATTTAATAATGGTGTAATTTGTTTAAGCTCTTGAATTATTTTTAAATTTTTTAAAATTTTATTTTTTTGTATTATTGATAATACATATTGATTATTAAATATAATATTTTCTTTTTCAGCAATTGGGCTTTCAGCAATTGGGCTTTCAGCAATTGGGCTTTCAGCAATTGGGCTTTCAGCAATTGGGCTTTCAGCAATTGGGCTTTCAGCAATTGGGCTTTCAGCAATTGGACTTTCAGCAATTGGGCTTTCAGCAATTGGGCTTTCAGTTTTTATTCTTTCTTTAATCATTTGGATCAATTCTAATTTATTTTTAGATGAATATTTTATAATATTTAATTCTTTACATTTTTTTTTTAAATTAATGATTGATAATGTGTTTATGTTATAACAATCCATTTTGAATACTTATTTAATATATTTTTATAATATATTTTCAAATATATTTTTATTTAATAAGATTTTAACAGTCTTTTTTGTTAAGGTTTAACTCTGTTAAATATCTTTTAAAAGCTTATTTTTGGTAGCCCAAATTCTAAATCTGGATATATAAATCCATCAAGTGCTGATATTATTTTAACTTGAGCTGAATATAATAATGGTGCAGGTATTGTTGGGTCTGGGCTACTAATTGCAACCAATTCAATTTTATTTGAAATAATCCACTTGGGTTTATATTCTATATCAGAAAATAATTTAAATACTTTTGAAGCGATAAATGGTGCATTTAATTTTACCCTAAATCCTTGATTATTATAATATGAATTATCATCTGGGTTTAATTCTAAAATATTATTAAAAAATCCGCCATATATACACTTTTTTATAGATTTAATTGTATTTAATAAAATTGGTAAATTTTGTTTATCTTTAAAATTAAATAGTATATTATTTATTTTAAATTGTTCATTTCTAAAAGGATCAATTCCAGCAAAATATAGCTCATCGATAATTTCATTTCTCCTAGTTAATGCAAATAAAAGGTTAGTATAGTCCAATCCCATAGTTATGCACCAATTTGATATATTATCATCTATAGACATCTCATTAGAAATCATTTTTATAAACTTTTCAAAAATAAATAATAATTCTATAAAAGAATCAGAGAAGAATAATTTTAATATAATATATGATTGAAGCTGCATATCAAGTTCAGAAAATTTGGAATTAGTAGAATTTTGCCCCAATTTTATTACATCACATAGTTTTTTATAATTTGGAATACTCTCTAATAGAATTTTTGTTCCAGTTGGGGCATCTTCTTTTTTTCTCATCTCTTCTAATGTAAATATCCCATCTACAGAAATTATTGCATTAATATTTATTATATCTTCCATAGATATATCATATATATAGCTTAATAAAATCATTTTAATAGATTCCATTCCTAATGATTTAATATTAGCAGCAATATGCCCCAGTTGTGTTAATCCATATCCAATTTCAATTCCAAAAATATTTTCAGTTGCAAAATTAGGAGGCCATTTTTTTGGCAATGGCGCTGCTTCTGATACAAACCCCAATAAATTGGCCAATGCATTTGCCATAATAAATGACTCTATAGAGGGCATATCTAATAAAGACATATCCTCAACTCTAAAATCTGGAAATGTATGCATATATATTTTTTGTTTTTGCTGTATTTGAACCATTGATAAAAATTTATCTTGAATTCCCATAGTAATGAAATCTGGCAATTGCTGCACCTCTAGTGCATTATATACCTGTTCTGTATATAGTGGATAAAATTCTCCCGGAAATAATCTTCCTACTCTTCCCTTCCTCTGCTTAATTTTGCTCATAGGTGCAGGTCTTGTAATTAGTCCAAAAATTCCCCAAGGTTGGTATATTTCTGTAGATTTATTCCATCCGCAATCAATTACATATTTTAAAGTATCAACTGTTAAACCAGTTTCTGCTACAATAGTTGCTATAATAATTCTTCTTTTTACTTGTTTATTAAACACCAATGGTAATAAGCTGGGCCTAATAAACATTAAATTAAAATCCTTTGTTTGTGAATTAATATTATCTCTATTAATTGTTAAAATTAAGAATGGTGCATATTTACTATCTTCTGATTTATATTCTTTATTAATTTCCTCTAATCCTAATTTTATAAGATCAATTTGTTTAATTCCTGGAACAAATATTAATATGTCGCATTTATCAGATGGGTCATTATAATTTTTTTCATGAATTTGTTTTGTTATAGCTATTGATTGGTCAATATAACTTTTACCACTTTCTGTAGGCCAATGTGTAACTATTGGATATGTCCTTCCTAAAATTTCTACAGTATTATCATCTGCACATATATTAAAATATTTAGCATATTTATTTATATCAAAAGTTGCACTTGATAATACCATAAATGGTAAATTTTTATTTCCTTTATTTCTTATATAAAAATTTTTTAATAGCATAATTAATAAATCACATTCCTGTGATCTTTCATGTGCCTCATCTATTATTATAAATTTATATGTATCCATAATTTCAACATCTGTATAATTTTCAAATTGCACAGCTAAAACTCCTGCCGTTGCAAATAATAGTCCACCTTCTGGCTTATTAGAGCTAGGACCAGTTTGATAACCGACTGTTTTTCCTAAAATAATATCAGGATTCCATGATCTACTAGATACATCATTTGCAAGAGCAATTGTAGTTAAAACTCTAGGCTGAGTACATATAACCATCTTACCAGTATATTCTTCAGACATTGGTGTATCTTTATTTCTTAATATTCTAAATACCTCAACTGGTAAAACCGTACTTTTTCCCGACCCAGTCTCAGCTCTTATTATTAAAATTCTATCTTCTAAATTTGCCCTATTATATCCATATTCCGGCATTCTTTTTTTTATCCAAGAAATTATATAATTTATTGGCAAATCTCTATTAGCCTTTGCCATTTTTGCTTTATCCGATAGGGATAAACTCCCTTTTACTAATAGAGTTGGGTTCGACATTTATAAAATTTAGTAATTTAATTTATAAAATTTAGTAATTTAATTTATAAAATTTAGTAATTTAATTTATAAAATTTAGTAATTTAATTTATAAAATTTAGTAATTTAATTTATAAAATTTAAAAAATATACACTATATAAATTCTTATATTTATTTTTATAATCTTTTTAAAATGGAAGACAATATTATTAATGACAATGACAATATAAAAAAAATAAGTAATGACAATGTTGAAAATAACAATGAAGGCAATTCCAATGAAGGCAATTCCAATGAGGGTAATTCCAATGAGGGTAATTCCAATGAGGGAAATGACAATGAGGGAAATGACAATGAGGGAAATGCCAATATAGAAGAAGGCAATGGCAATATAGAAGAAGGCAATGAGGAAAATGACAATGAGGGAAATGCCAATGAGGGAAATGACAATATAGAAGAAGATAATAAAGCAGAAGATAATAAAGCAGACAATGATAATGAAGAAGAAGATAATAAAGCAGATAATATAGAAGAAGATAATAAAGCAGATAATATAGAAGAAGCCAATATAGAAGAAGATAATAAAGCAGAAGATAATAAAGCAGACAATAATAATAAAGAAGAAGATAATAAAGCAGACAATGATAATGAAGAAGAAGATATAGAAAAAGACAATAAGGAATATAATATAGAAAAAGACAATAAGGAAGATAATATAGAAAAAGACAATATAGAAGAAGATAATAAAGCAGACAATATAGAAGAAGATAATATAGCAGACAATATAGAAGAAGATAATATAGAAGAAGATAATGAGGAATATGCAACTTCTGATAGATCTATAGTAAATATAGATAAAATTGAATTATTGGCAAAGATGTCATTTTTTCAAACATATAATATATCTATATCGGATAAATTAAAAAAAATGCCTATTGAAATTATAATGGACTTTCATTTATAATAATTTTTTATTTATATTAAATATATATTATATACAATATATATTATACAATATAGCTAAAATGTCAGCAAATTCTGAAATAAATTCAGTGAGTTCATTAGAATTTTGTCAAAGAATAGTGTCAAGATTAGTTTCTGATATATATTATAATAAACAGAATAATAGTGATTTTTTATTAAATAAGGTAAAATCTATAAGATCATTAAATGATCCAGGAAATAAAAGATTAAAATATATATTATCTGAACTAATTTCTAATTCGGACAATATGCTTAAAAATTTTAAAACAATTAAACCATCAAATTCATCAAATTCATCAAATTCATCAAATTTTATTCGGCCACCTTATAAAAAAACTAGTAAATTTTCTACATTTTCTACAGTGGGTAATAATTCTTCTGCATTTGAGGTACAAAATATAAAAGTATCTACTCCCACAGTACATAAAAATAAAGAATATTTAATACAGGCATTAGGAATTAATAAATCCAAAAAAGGCGTACTGGGAAAATCTAATTGGGTAGATGCCGAATCTTCTGAAGATGAAGAGGCAAATGGAACGGAAGGCAATGAAAAAGAAAGCGATGATTTGGTAATAGCAGATGATTTGACTATGTCAAAAAGTGATGATTTGGCCAATGAAGAAGGTGATGTTGTAGTTAATGAAGAAGGTGATGTTGTAGTTAATGAAGAAGGCGATGATTTGGCCAATGAAGAAGGCGATGTTGTGGTTAATGAAGAATGCGATGTTGTAGTTAATGAAGAAGGCGATGATTTGATAATTGCAGATGCAATGGCAAGCGAAGAAGGTAAAAAATAATTTATATTATAAATATAATAATATTATTATATAATGATATAATGAATTTTCCTATTTTAGAAACTATGGCAAAGGCGTCTTTATTAAATTCTGAAAATTTTTCTGTTACAAATTTTCAACAAATTGATTTAAATGATGAGAGGAACTTGCTTGAGCTTGAAGATCCTATTCTTACCAATCATATGCTAGAATCAAGAAAAACATTAGAGGATTATAAAAAACTGTATGAAACTAAGGAAATTGTAAAAACTAAAGAAGAGATTGATGATGAATTATTAGATAATTCGAGATTGTCTGCATCTTGTATGTTGTTAATAACTGAAAATAATACAACATTATTTAATAATTTAGAAAATATTATATTACAAAATTCTAATTTATTGAAATTAAATAATGGAGAAACGCCGCATGGATTTCCTCAAGTTGAAGATTACGCAAAAATAAATAATGTGCAATTTAAAAAAATAGTAGAACATTTAAATAAGAGAATAACTGATCCATTAAATACTATTATTAAATCAAATGAAAATTTAATTAAATTAGAAAAGGATATAAAAAAAATAACTACAAGTTATGAGATATTAATTGGAAAATTATTCAATTTTAATCAATTAATTTTGGAAAAAAATAATAAATTAATTACACAATTGGCTGAATTAGATATGGCCGCAGATGTTTAATATATATAATTTTCTTTAATTGCCTTCACAGCAGCTCCAATGCTGCCCCTATAATCTTTTTTTGCCAAATCACTAACACATTTATTGCAAATAATGCAAAGTTTATAGCCACTGCTACTATATCCACCACATATAATAGGTATATAATTTTGCTGAAAATGTGGATAATTGCCCACACCTGAGCATAACTTACATCTCCTAGAAATTAAATGCTCATCCAAACATTTACCAATAATATTTCTAATCTCAATTTGAGATTTATTTTCAATATCTGTAATATCCATAATAGCATATTTAATAATAGTCTCAAAATCTAATATAGGCTGAGTTTTTCTACTATTTATATAACTTTTATATTTAAAAGATGATAGTGTAAGAAGCATAGACTTATTTATAACGTCCTCAATTTTATTTGTTGATTGATCAAATGATCTCAGATAAGAAAGCGACTCTTTTTGTTTTTTTAGTATATTAGATTCTCTACGTTCTATAATATTTAATAAGTGACCATCTTCTTTTTTTTTCATAATTTTCTCACTTGCCCAGCCTCTACGTATTTTTTTCCTATTATCGCTACGTTGGTGCCTCATATTGGCTCTTATATCATCTCTAATGTCGGCTCTTATATCATCTCTAATACCATCTTTAATACCATCTTTAATGCCAGAATCTCTGTTATGGTACTTAGCATCATTGCTATTACTTCTACAGCGCTTTCTTGTATTATTTTTAGAATGCTTATCCTCTTTATTTAATACTAAAGTATCAATAAATCCGTATAATCTAATAATATTGTCCTCTGCTAATTTTAATGAATTATTCATTTTACATATATTTACTATGTATATTATCAAATATAAAAATTAAATTTGATAATTAAATTTATGTTTAAAAAAACTATGAATTATCAAGGAAATCAAGGAGGTCCAAGTAATACTGATGATGAAGATGATAGTAATATAGATGATGATCTTGTTAATGATTTTATTAATGAAAGTAATGGTGTCAATTTTACTGAATTTGATCGAACTACACTATATAAAATAATTTTAATTGGTGATAAATTAATAAAAAGTGATATAAGATATGTATTAACTCGTATTGAAAGGGGTATTATGTATATTTGGTATCATGTGATTTTATATTATATATATAGAAATAGTAGCCAAGAAAATAAAAGTAAAAATATTCGAAATTTTCTTATTTTATTAAAATCAAAACGTGAAATAACTGGTGTAAAATTTATAGAAAGACATCTTATTGATTGCGCAATTTTGATTGATCATATAGATTTATTTTGTATAATTTTATCATATATTTCAAGAGATCATGAAGTAGATTTTTATACAGAAATAATATCAAGTTGTTTTATAAAATATGATACCAAATTGGATCTATTGGAAGAATTTTGGACATATATGAACTTAGATACCAAATACAGTAATCTTACAATAAATATCCTATCAAAAAATTCTGCAATTCATAAGAAAGCAATGGTGCACCTAATAGACCTACGATTGATTGCTGGACCAAATATTAAATCATTTTTACTCTGTAAATTCGCATTATTAAAAAGCAAATATATCCAAGAAAAAGAAAAGTTGGACATTTCTAAAAAGAGACAATTTGCAAATGATGCAGATGATACAAATGATGCAGATGATACAAATGATGCAGATGATACAAATGATGCAGAATCTAATTCTAAAATTGCAAAATTTGAATAATTATTATATTTTTTTAATATATATATATAAAAATGGGAAATGTACAAAATAAATTAAAAAAATTAAATAATAATTGTATTGCATATGATAATCCATATGGATTTAATTTATGTAATCAGCCATATGCATTGTGTACATCGGGGCAGTGTATAGCATCAGACAATCCTAATATAGTTACTTGTAATTGCCCTATAGAGAGTGGTTGTAGTATGGGGACTGTAGATTGTTCCACACTTAAACCATTCACCTCTAATGGTGTAGATTATATATATTCTACATTTAATCCATCGCAATATTTTGAAAAAAATATGAATAGTTATAAATATCCAAATAATGTTAATTATGCAAGTTGTTTAAATCAGATATGCACTATAGATCCATCAGATCCAACTAATGCAATTTGTCAATGCCCACTAGTTAACGATAATGCACCATGGTTGGCACTTGGTACTAATTATAATACAGATCCAAATATATATTTATCAGGAACGGGGTATAATACGTATAAATCAGCTCGTAAATTTTTTATACCCTTTGGTATTAGGCTACCCAAAAAAATAATTAATAAATAAGCCTTTCACTATTCAGATTTAATTACTAATTTTGACTTTATAATTTTTTTAAAATTACTATTTTTTAAATTTATCTTATATTCTTTATTAATATTAATTTCATATATATGACTATCACTTATTCTATTTCCAAGATTTATAATTATAAATCTCAATTTAGTTGATATTGGACTATTATCCAAATATTTTTCATATTCTTTTACAGAATTAAAAATATGACAATTTGGTAACATTCTTAACCATGGTATATTTGGGACATTATTTGTATCATTTGATTTCATTCCCTTCATTGTAAAGCTAGAACTAACTGCAGAATATAGATTATTAATAAAAATAGTTACTGTCATCGGTAAATCATTATTTATGATATACATTAATGTATTTAATGAAAATATAGTACCACCATCGCCTTCAAATGCCCAAATATGCTTACCAGTTGCATAATATAGCCCAATTGCATTAGCAAAGCTTACTCCAATAGATGCCCAATTTGTAGAGCTCTCCAATGTATTTGATTCCATAAATTTTCCCACACCATACCAATGATTACCAACACCAGTTGTTACCGGTACATCTAATTTATGCTTTTTATACACTTTAGCTGCAATAGATATATATTTTTCTAATTCAGATATTGCCGGCAATTCTTTTAATAATAATAAATTAGATTTTGTTAAAAATTTTATCCATGTTTCTGATACAGAAATTGATAATTTATCTAATATTTGTTCAAAAAATTCTAATTCAAAAATGCTATTATTTAAACTCTTTACAGCAATTTCTTTACGATGTGTTAATGTAAATACTTTTTTATTTTTTATTAATATAACTGAAAATTTATCTAAATAAAAATTACTTACTAATGAGCTTGAAACATCACCAATTATTAATATATGAGTTGCATGATATATTGCATAATTTGCAGAATGGTTGCCTAATGTCCCAATTCGGCCACAGTATAATGTATTTGGAATTATATACCTCCCTTTCCATGTTGTAATATATGGCAATTTATTACGTTTAATAAATTGAACAACTGAATTATAATTATAAAATTTTCCCTTTCCTAATACAATTAATGTATTTTTATTTGTTAATTCATTTTCCAATGTTTTTAATACTGTATTATTCACTACTGTATTATTACTAATTAATGATAAATTATTTGTAAAATTCTTCTTTATAAAAAGTTTATCATTAATTAGTAATAAAACTCCTGTTGTATATTTTTTAGCAATGTTATATGCCTTTTGGATCAAATCAATATCTTTATCGGATTTAATATAAAATGTATATTTTGTAATTTTTTTAGAAATATCCAAAATATCCCAATATTGAAAATTGTCAATATGTGATTTTTCATATGTTGATATTATCATTAATGGATTAGCCTCAGAATCAGCATTTTTTAATGCTGATATAGCAGTAGCTATACCTGGACCAGTTGTAACAATTAAAATACCAACATTATTAGTATAGTTTCCATAAATTTGTGCCAAAAAGCCGTCTTGCAATTCATGTCCTGTATTAATCCATTCAATCTCTTTAGGCTTTGAACTTAATATATTATCAATTGCACCACCAGGCACTCCAAAAACTTTATAAATCCCCCTCTTTAATAAAAAATTCCAAAAAATATCAGTAAATTTCATTATATATTATTTATATTATTTAAACTTTATTTAAAATTTTATGCTTTCTTCCCCATAGCACTAATAATATAGTTTTTTCTCGCCTTGTATAAGAATTGTGGGCTGATCCAATATCATTTACTAAAAATGTGCCTTTTTTATTAATCTTTGTAGCAAATTTACCTTTAGGTAAGGTTTTTATATAGTTTATTTTATTTCGAGGAATAATTTTATTAAATCTATTTTCATATAATTTTCCCTTAAGTACATAAATTAATTCAATTGTTGTATGTATGTGTAAATTAAGAGATGTATTTTTTTTAACTGTTATTATGTCATAATACATTGATTTATTATTACTTTTATTTGTTTTTTTAAACTCATTATAATCTTTTAATTTTAGTTTTTTAAATTTTTTAAGCCATAATTTTATAAAATTATTCTTTTTAGGTAAGTATTTTTTTATCAATTTATAGCATACTAATATATCTTTTTCTATATTAGATGCTTTTTTAATTTTGTATATTTTTTTTAATTCAAACTTCATTTAAATTAAAAATATATATTCATTTTTAAAAATATTTTTAAAAATTACTTAAATATAATTAGATATTTATATTTAAAAATATAAAAATGTAACAACATAATTTAGCATCTTTAATAATTTCAGTTATTATTCTTATAGTAGTAATTATTTTAATTGTTATAGTTTGCTGCAATTATCAAAATAATTCATCAAATTCTCCTATATTAAAAAATCCCAGATTAGCCGCAGCCGCTATGTATGGGTATAAAGATAATTTTAAAAAAACTGTACAATGTAGTACTTATGTAGAAGGTGAGCACTGCACTATTAATCAAATTAATGGAACTTGTGTATATACTGATCCTAATGATGATAATGGCGATCTATGCTGTAAAACAGTTGCTAACAATGTATGCCCTGCATAAATATCTACAATAACTTCCCATTCATCACCAAAATATTATATATTTAAAAAAAAAATACTTTATTAATTTAGTTTATATTCATCTACATTTTTCCCTTTGTAGCTTTTCCCTTTTTAGTTTTTGGTACAGGCTTAACACTTAATGCATTTGTCTCTTGGTTTAATTTGCCCAATTCTTGACTTAATGTATCTAATTCTCTCATCCACATATGCTCTATAGAGAGCATACTAATTTCTTCCAATTCAATACGCTTTGATTCATATTTATTCTCCAATTCGGCAATTTTTTCATCCGTCACAGAATCCATAGGTAATTTAATCAAATAATTATAATTATCTTCTATTAGCATATAATTTTTATCTGAAAGTAATTTATAAACAGCATCTTTACTCATACACCTTAGATCTATAGTGGATGCTAATACTTCTCTAATATATTTAACCTTATTTTCTATAATGAGTAATTCATTAGTTAGTTTATCAATTAAGTAATTTTTCCGAACTTGGTATAATTCTAATCTTGTAATAAAATATTCATCAATAATTTCAATAATTGATGTATATTTTCGTAATCTACCAACCGCATCAAATAAATGCATATTGGATGTTGTCAATGTTGTCGCAAGATTAAATGTTGTATATATAGAATTAACTCCTTTTACTTTATCAATTTTTGATTCAAGTTCGGCCAACATTCCATTTTGTAGTACTATAGTAAAATCAATTTCTGCATCATTACTCATATCTGTATAATCCTTAACTATTGCGACAGACTGCTTCTTAGAACTTCCTATAGTTGCTTTTTTAGCACCTGATGGTATATCTACTCCCATTAAATCATCTAATAATTTTCTAAAATTTTCTGTCCACATCCCAATAGGAAGTTCAGTAATGTGAATTGTGTTTTCATCCACTTTTGTATAAACTCCCTTTATTAAAAATTTATCTTTAAGTGGAATAATTTCACCTTTAAACCCTTTATAGTATGGTAATAATAATTTATCATATTCGGTATAGTTGCTTGCAGCAGTGGCAGTGGCAGCACTACTTGCCAGTTTAAACGACAAATACTTAATAATCTCTCTTGCGTCATAACATAATATTTCAGTACTAAATCCTGTCCCAATTCCTTTACTCCCATTAATTAATACCATAGGTATAATAGGGGCATAAAACATAGGCTCTACCAAAACACCATCATCATCTAAATATTTTAGTATATGGTCATCATAATCAATATATAAGTGCCTTGTTATTTTATTCATTTCAGTAAATATATATCTTTCTGATGCATGATCTTCTCCGCCCTGTCTTCGTGTACCAAATTGACCATTAGGCATTAATAAATTAATATTATTCGCACCTATGAAATCTTGTGCCATTCCAATAATTGCCTTAATTAAACTTATTTCACCATGATGATATGAAGACTCTTGTGCAATAAGTGCTCCTAATTGCGCAACTTTCATTTCAGTTGTTATATTTCTTTTCATAACAACATAGAGTATTTTTCTATTACTTGTCTTTAGCCCATCCATAATATTTGGGATGCTACGCTCACAGTCATATTTTGAAAATATAACAAGCTCATTATAAATAAAATATCTATAATCCATAATTGTTAAACTAGTATCTGATACAGTTTCGCCTGTATAATTCTCTAATAATGTCTTTCGATCATTAGCGCGTTTTTTATTAAAAATCATATCGATGCAGTCTCCAGTATCTTCTGTATGTGCAAAGTTTACAATTTTATTATTTTGGAAATATTCACGAAATTCTTTTCCTGTGCTCGTTCCCAATCCTTTATAATATTTAATTTTCCATTTATGTATTGATGACCCAGACTGTAATGCCTTCCATATCTTATATTCTCCCTCATTATAAAATAATAGCTCTTCAGTACCCTTTCGTGCCTTTAAAATAGGCGTATTCATATATCCCATAAACCCATCAATATGTAATAAAGATGGCCATAGCACATCAAATAAGTTAATACAAAGCCCTTTAATATGACTACCATCAACATCAGCATCTGTCAATATAAGTACTTTACTATATCTTAACTTTTTAATATCCGCTGCTGTATATACAGCTTTATTTGCTAATCCCAATATTTTTTTGATATTAATAATTTCTTCATTTAGGAGAATCTTTTCCATAGATTCGCCACGAACATTTAATAGCTTTCCTTTAAGGGGAAATACTCCAATAAAGTTTCGCATTTCAGATGTTAAACCAGAGATAACACCAGCTTTGGCTGAATCTCCCTCACATAGAATTAAAGTACATTTATCTGATTTGGCTGTCCCAGCCCAATTAGCATCGTCTAATTTAACAATACCATAAATCTTTCCGCTTTTAACACCATCAGTCTTTTTTGCGGCTTTATCTAAGCTGCTGCTTTCTTTAATTTCAGCAATTGAGCATACAACTTTGATAATCATCTTTGCAATCTTTTCCGCGAATGCATCGCTCACAATACAAGTAGATCCAAATTTATTTATAGGAGTTGTTAAATAATCCTTTATTTGGCTATCAAATGATGGATTTTCAATATCGCATCTTAAGAAGATACATAATTGCTCTTTTATAATATTTGGAGAGATCTTTACCTTTTTCTTAGCTTCTATTATAGTAACTATTTTTTTAATGAGCTGATTCATAATATACTCAACATGCTTGCCTCCTTTATTTGTGCAGATGGCATTTACATAAGACACTTGACTAATTCCAGTATTAATTTCAGAACTGAGGCACACGGCATATTCCCATCGATCATTAGGAGCCTCATATACACGTGTCTCTTTTCCAATATATAGATCAACTAACTGCTGAAAATTTTTTACATTTAGTAATGTTTTTTCTTCGACAATTGGCAATTTGTCAGCGGTGGCAGCTGTATTAATTTCCCCAAAGTAAACTTTAGCGCTTCCAACAAATGCCGATATATCAGATGATCGCTTTTTTAAAAGTGCTATAATATCATCAGTCAATCCTTCTGGGATATCTAATCTATCATAATCTGGAATAAATGATATTTTTGTATATGGTTTAGTTCCTTTTTTAATACTAGTTATAATAGGGATACTAACTTCAGATAAATTATTTTTAAATTCCTGAAAGTATTTTAATCCTCTCTCAGAGTCTATAGTTTCAATATATCCATAAATTGACCAAACAAATACTAATTTAATACCAAAACCATTTTTGCCACCAACTATTCGCTTTTCGCCCTCAGTATAATTGGTTGATGTGCGCATATGGGCGCAAATTAATTCAGGTATCCAAATTCCATATTCAGGATGCTTAATAATATCAATACCATTACCATCATTTAGAATAGTTACTTGCCGTTTATTCTCTATAGTTATATCTATTTTGGTTAATGGCCATATTTTAGCACCTTTAGTTTCGCCTACTACAACATTACTCGCCGCTGCCACCATACCAAGCAGCCGAACATAATGATCACGAGCATTTACAAATACCTCATCACATAACTTAATTAATGCATCTATAGATTCTATTTCTTTTAATATAATTCTGTTAGTTTCATTATCATATATATATTTCTTTTCAATAGTTCTCTCCTTTGATCCTACATATGTATCTGGACACTTTAAAATGTGCTCCTTCTCCTCATATCGCTTATACTGGGATTCAGACATTTTTGATAAAATAATACTATATAATATTCTAATCTATAATTCAATTATAAATAAGCCTTTTAAAAAAAGGCTTTACCCAAAAAGACTAGGTGAGCAGATCGCCTCTTTTTAAAAAAAAGGCTTTACCCAAAAAGACTAGGTGAGCAGAGCGACTTTTTTTAAAAAAAAGGCTTTACCCAAAAAGACTAGGTGAGCAGATCGCCTCTTTTAAAAAAAAGTTCACAAAAAAATAATACAATTAATTAACATCTAGTTTTGACTTTGTCAAATATTTTTTTTAAAAGTCTTTTTCATATGCTATAGTTAGCATAAGATAAGTATATTTTGATCTATTGCTACCGCTACCAATATCATGCATAACAATATGTAAATAATCTAAGTAGTCATCTTCTACATAAGATAATCTATCATTTGTCCAATACATATTAAAATCATATATTTTTTTAGTATTAAAATACTGCAATTTAGTAATATTGCTAATGCTTTGAGTGCAATTATAATATACCCCATATATAGTATGCAATATTTGTAAATCTTGAATATCATCTAAAATATCACACACTAATAATAATTGCATTTTAGTATCTATTTGAGAAGAAACATATTCCCTAAATTGCTCATTTTCACAATATTTTTTTGAATCAGATTCTGAAAAGAAAACATAGCCATATATAGTACTTGTGGTACTACCCAAATGTGGAAATCTATGAATTAGTGCTTTTGTCATTTTTTATATACATATTTGATATATATTATTCAAATATAATGTCTTTATGCAGCAATTTGAAACAGTTCTTTTAAACTCATTCCATAGAATTTTTTAACTCAATTTGAGTTAAAAGCATTAGGGACTGTGTACGCAGTGGTGTTTTTGGGTGAAGCCTTTTTTTAAAAGGCTTATATGCAATGCCTATACAGTGGCTACTACGCAGTGGTGTTTTTGTGAACTTTTTTTTAAAAGGCTTATATGCGACGATTTGACATAGTCAAAAAACCTACGCAGTGGCTACTACGCAGTGGTGTTTTTGTGAACTTTTTTTTAAAAGGCTTATATGCGACGCCTACGCAGTGGCTACTACGCAGTGGCTTGTATATTTGGTAGTTTTTCATCAAATAGGTATAACCATTTAACTCCTGTATTATTTTTTCTGGCATATTCTTCTAATAATAAAAGTTGCGTTTTTAGTGTATTGCATAATACACTCGTTGAAGGAAACTTTTTTTCATTATTTGTGGCCATATATTTCATCATTGCATTTGATTTCATAGTAATATTTTTTTCTATTTTTTTTATATGTGCTTTTAAATCTTGTATTTGTACAAATAAATCTTCTTTAAATCTAGTACTGCAAATTGCGCCCTTTACTAAACTTCTTATATCATTTTTTTTATCAATATTAACAGTAATTTTATACAATGGAGGCCGCGTTTTAAATTTAGTATAAATACCTTTATCATCTGTAACAAATCCAATAATTATATTATTTTCTTTATAATTTGTATATAAATTAGCATCCGTATATGAAATAGTTTTCCACTGTTTAGTGTCTAAATATAAATATAGAGAATCTTTATCTTTATACCCCATACTAAAATTATTTTTCTTTAATGTAGGAAAATCTTTTGAGGTAAAAATAATATTAAATTTTTTATATAAATCTATTATTAATTTTATCTCCTTCTCTGATAATTGTGAATATATTTTACTATCATTTGTAATTAAATATTTAATAAATGCCATATGAAATATACTATTAAAATCAATTAATGATAATTCTATTGGGGTTGTATTATTTAAATATTTATCTCTATAAATTTTTAAATAAATATTAAAATTTGTATCAGTTGTATATTTTGATAAATATGATGATATTTTTATTATATTTGACCTTGCTTCTCCTATAGAAGGTCTTAAGTAAAAATCTAAATCAATAATTGGATCTTTATTTTGTTTAATTTCTGATTGTATAAAGTATTTCCCAATCTCTGTAACGATTTTTGGTGGAGATCCCGATGGGCGAGATAGTAAATGCAGCGCTACTGCAAAATTGCCCTCATCAAATAACTTATGATTATAATTTATACCCTTAACTTGGCCATCTTTAACAGCTTTTAATAAATCCAAATATGTCCATACCGGCCTATTATTAAATAAAATTCTTAAAATAAATGTAATTACATATACCTCCCGCTCACTATGCCCATATGCATTAAATGTTGATAATTTTAACTTCTCTGGATCAATCTCTTTTATAGAAATTGGTTTATATGGGATAGATTCTAAAGATGGTAGAATTTCTCCATTTTGTGAATGTGGGAGCATTTCTTTTATTTTAGAATAATTTGTAAATGAATCTACAGCATTAACTCTTAATGATTTTTCAACCTCTTGGATAATTAAATATTCTTTTCCTTTATTTATATATCTTTGAATCTCTGGAGAGGGATTATCATCCTCTCTACTACTTACAAAAATTTCTATTTTTACATCCCTTTGACCTTCTGGGAGGCTTAGATGTGAGCTTTTTCTTACTACCCTTCCTATAACTTGAAGTAGTGTTGGATAGTCCGTTGGAAATGATGATATAAATTGATATCTTACTGCAAGAAAATTTAATCCTTCTCTAATAATTTTTGATCCTAAAATAATTCTGTACTGATATCCTTCTAAATTTGCCGTCGAATTAAATTGATGAATATTTTTCATCATACTAACTCTATCTATATCGCTATGAGCAACTATAAATTTTGCAGGAATAAATTCGTGATTTTTATTTTCAATATTTTTATTTTCAATATTTTTATTTTCAATATTTTTATTTTCAATATTTTTATTTTCAATATTTTTATTTTCAATATTTTTATGATCTTTTTTTTCAATTCCACAAACTGCACATAATGTATTATCCATAATGACATCAGAATTGCTATCTATAAATCCATTCATTTTTAGTATTTCAGCCAATAGTAGCACACCAGTCATTTTAACTCTATGATGATAAATCATAATTTTTCCTGGCCCATTTTTAACTGCAGCTAATACGGAATTTAATAATGCCGCATATTTAGCTGAATATTTTGATATATTTTTTTTATGTAAAAGCGGACCACTTACAATTAATGAATTAGTTAATAGTCCTAAATTAGAGCCATTTTCTATAATGATCCCATGCTCAGATTTCCATTTTTCTTTAGCGTTTTGTAATTTTAAAGGAGTTTCAATAGATTTATATAATCCAATATTAGGATCATCTGGATTTGGAAAAACAAAATCATATAAAGAGTATGCATTTGGGGCAAATCCCGATGAATTTAATTTTTTAACAATTGAACTGCCATTTAAATGCTCAAATGCTATAGTATCTTCATGCAATTTACTCATTGGGCATTTTGTTATTTTTAAATATGGTATATAATCATATGTATCACCAATAAATATTTTTTTTGGATATAAATTTACATCTGTATCGAGTAAAAATGATACTCTTCCTGCAGATAATTGGGAAATCTGCTCTCTTGCATTTGGCTTTAATTCAGATACAAGAAATGTATTATCAATACTACTTTCTATAATATCACTATTTAACTCGGCTGATAATTTAAGATATTGCTTTTTTAGCTCATTATCATTTATAACACTTACCTCATCATTTGCGACATTACTTTCCTCAAATTCTATAATTTTATATGTTTTAAAATCTATATGCTTAGTAGTTTTATAAAAAAAATCACTACGCTTTAATTCTTTTTTCATATATGATTTAGGAACAAGAAGATTTAATAAATCTACAATTTCTGATGCGCTTCCAGTCATAGGAGTTGCCGACATAAAAACTGCTCTAGGAGCATTCTCTTCTAGTATATTTAATACATATTGTATAGCAATGCCATAATTATTTTTTTCTAATATATTATATACATTATGTATCTCATCTGCTATAATAAGTCCATTTTTTAAACTATTTAATAAATCTTCATTTATTATAACATATCCACCAACAATTGCAGAATTAATAATTTCTGTAAATGTCTCATCTTCAGTATTTTTTGATGGCATAAATAATGATTGCACATCAAATTTTTCCTTCACTCCTTTTTGAGTTATAATAAATAATCTATTTGCAAACTCTTTATATCCATAAAACTGATAATTCCCACCACGAGTTTTATCAGTTATTCTTCGCCCTAATGCACTATACATATTAGATAACATTTTTGCCTCTGTAGATCCTTGTATAATTACCTCTTGTCGCATTCTTGCCAATTCCTCAACTTCTGATTTTGATACAAATCCAAATTCTGGATATTTTAACATATCTTCTTTTATTGTTTCTTTTACAGTAAAAGAGATAATAAATACAGTAGCAAGGTCTTCTCCTAATAATGCTCTTATTCTATATTGGCGGATAAATTCATTTCCTATACTAATTGCGGCAATTGACTTACCAACACCAGTTTGCCAATTTATTAAAATACGACTAAATTCAGTATTTGGATTTTGAAAATTTCTTATAAATAATTGCGCAGAGCTTAATTGTAATCCTGGTGCGGTTAAATATTTATTCATACTAGTTGGGGTTATAAATCCTCTTACATCATAATATTCTCTCTCCTCCGCAGGCTTAAAAATATAATATTCTTTTCTACTTGCAATATCATATAATAAATTAGATACTTCGGCCGAATTTGGTTCAAATGGTAATGCTGGATATGACATTAAGCCTTTTAAAAAAAGGCTTTACCCAAAAGACTTTTAAAAAAAGAATTTGTTTTAATATTTTTTCTAAAAAGTGAAATATTTATATACTTTATATTTTAAATATAAATGTTTTTAAATTAAAAAAAAAATACAAATGAATTACCAACCTCTATGGAATGAGTTTTAAAGAAATGCACAGATTTCTCGTAATGTAGTTGAGTTTGTCTTAAATTTTTGTATAAGACATTGAATTTTGCTTGTAGAAGAAGAAATAGTAATTTTTTGATGCTTAACTACAGTATAGAATGTTAATAATTGACGTCGATTTCTTACAACAAATTGTTTTTTAATTTCTTTAAGCCTTAATGCTGCAATAGTAGATAATCCATTTTGGTAATATAGAGTATTCATATAAACTAATATATTAGCATCTTTCTCAATAAGACTAATTCCAGTATTTACAATATTATGAGAATATTTACATTTATTTAAAATATCAATTAGTATACTAACTAACATTCTAAACATTTTTTTTTCTACATAATTATCTAATAGAAATTGAAATATTTCTAATGTTCCAAATTCAACTGCGGCAAATAAAACATCTTTAGAGACAGTAATTATACCATTTTCAATTAAATACTTTATAAAATACAAATTATTATGTGAATCTGTTTCACAATGACAATAGATAAGATTAATTAATATATTATTGTGCAAAATAGAATGTTTATGTACAAATCTTATAGGATGAGTAGCTTGATCAAACTTAAATCCATAGTTATGCAATATTTGTATAAATGCTGGAGTTGCGCCATTATATATTAACTGAAGACTAAAAGAGTTATTTTTATTATTGCTAAAACTATAATACAAATAAATTACATATTCTGGCATAATAGTACTAGATTGTAGTACTAATTCAAGAATTTCAAGAATATCTGCTTCTGGGTATCTAAATAAGAGAGATGCCAACCCTAAAATAACACACCCCCATTGATATCCTGATAATATTAACCTATTTGTCATAAAATTCTTTAATTTTGAAATTTGTCCATCAAATCTAATAATACTATTAACAATATTTCTTGAGCAAAATTCTTCTGTAGAAGAATATTTTTCATCATAAGTATTTAATATATATATAAACTCTGGTGATGCACCTTTACGCATTAACCAAATATTAAAAAGTATACATGTATCTGAAGTTTGATAACCATAATCAATAATTGTATTTAATTTATGATATTTTATAATGCTACTATCTTTAACAGTATAAAATAATATTAATTTAAGTACTTCAATAACATCTCCCTTTTGGTATTTAAGTGATAAATTTACCAATTCACAAATAATACCATTAAATGCATGTGCCGATAATAACTTTTTACAAAAATATCCACTATATACTCTATGTATATAGTCCATTAACTCAGAAATATTGCCATTAAAACTACAAATATAAGATCTGGGATCTATAACGGTGGTGTTATCTTCTATAGCGGTGGTGTTATCTTCTATAGTGGTGGTGTTATCTTCTATAGTGGTGGT